CATAGGAACTCCACTATCGACGGAAATCATTTGTAGTAACGGTTTAGGTAAATGAATCTCGATTGCAGTCTTTCTCGGAATTTGTTTTTCTTGAGTCCACATCGATGTCAATATGGAAAACATGTTCATTTGTTCAACGACCGTATTGAAGTTCATAAATATCCCAAACCCAATTCTGATTCTGTCTAATAGATAACCGGCAGAGTTACCATTCTTTCTATCGGCGAAAAATGGTATAAAGTTGAAATTACCTCCACCGATGTTATCAAAGGTCATAGGAAACATATTGGTTGTAAGATAAGAACCCGACAGAAATATGTCATCGTTTAACAGTTCTATCACAGGCTTGATACCGAGAACAGGTTTGTTTTTGTGAATGAATTCTTTATTTGAGTTTATAGCAAATTCGGTATATGCCATTCTAGTATCTATATGAACATGCTTGAAGAAATTTTTCCCGAACAGGTTTTTTACAAGATTGGTTGTCTTAAACACTACATTTCCGACAGTATATGCCATTGATGGGGCATAGATAGCGTGATTACCTAATTGAACCATTTATATCACCACCTTTAAATCAATGTAAAAAGCGGAAAAAATATGCGGCTATAAATGTGCCGCGAAAATGTGAATAATTCAAAAGGGTTGTCTTTATTACATTGTACAGAACGCATGTAATCCGATGAACTGATCCTTCTTCAAAAAGTTTTGATTATCAAGGAATCCGTCGTTTCTTGAGATGAACATTGATTTCGTCGGGTTAAGAATTCGATTAAATGTCTTTTTCAAGTGATTCGTCTTCAGGCTGAAAATGTTAAGATTGTCGCCATCGAAATCCGCATTCAATTTTCCGAGCACCTGTATTGGAATCGACATGGTCATGTTATCGTAACTCTTCGTGATACCGACGATTCTTACGCAAATGAATGACCCGAAATCTATGGTTGGATTGCGATTGATTAAACAGATCATTCCATTTTTCGAGTTTTCGCGCAAGTATTCCATGATCTCGTAAACGAACGGACTGAACTGGAGATGTGCATCGAACCAATATTTCAGAGCCACAGTATATGTGCAACCATGAATCTTCACTATTAAGTTGATTATCTCCAGTTTGTAAAGCTCCAACACCGCAAGGTAAGACAGAATTATTTCATCTGCCCTAAGTGTCGGATTCGGAACAATAACGTCGCGCGCCGAGAAATCCATGCGACCTCCGAATATCGCATCGTGTATATGACCGGTCTTTTTGTCTAGCGCTTTGAAGACGATTTCATCGATGTCAAGTATCTTCGTTTGAATCTGATACAAGAGACTGTTTATTGCCTCGATATTGGTCTCATCGATCTCGCCTTTGTATTGGTTGAGTTTGTTCATGCAACCGGTGATGACGTTGTAAGCTTGTTCCGCTTTGGTGTAATGGTACTCCGCAGGTGAAGTGAAAATCGGTCTGAGTACTGATGAATAGACCGGAATATTACTGGCAAAGACACAATCCCATTTCTTAAGAATTTCCCAGTAATAATTTTCATACTTCTTCCGCTTTTGGTAAAAGTGTTCCATTATTTCGGTGAAGTGTTTGTAGAATCCGGTGAGACCTATCGACACCCACTTATCTTTCGGATTAGCAGTATCGATATAATGGGCGTTTGTATCCATTTCTTTATCCCACCGAAGCATTTTGTCGAGCGTTGTTTTGCCGATGAATTTTTGAAGTAACGCATACATCGCCGGATTGATTATCTTGTAACGCGTGTTTAACTGAATCCATCCGAACTTCTCCAAGTCTACATCGACATACCCGACCCGCGTACCGCATTCAGGACAAATCTCACCTTCATAAATCGTCCCTTGGCGATAGCCGCATTCACAACTGAAGCGGTCTTTAAACGCATCCTCGTCTTCCCACGAACTTCCGAACAGCGGCGAATGAATTCCGTCGATGTATTTCTTCTGTTTATTGTCGAACGATTTGCGTTTTCTGATTGGAAAACCTTTTCCCGTGAACATCTGGACCGCGCACGCAGTGTCCCAGTTAACAACTACAAGCCTAGGTCCAAAGTCACTCATGACAATCTCGGGAACCAGACGTTCCATATTGTCAAGGTCATTCATAGAACCAACTCCTTTCAGATACAATTACTGATTGTGTCTCAGCTATAATATATATTTAATCGCTCAGACACACTTCTGTAATGAAAGGGAGTGATTTCGATGCCGGATTTTTCAAATTTGAAGACTGCTCATTTCAATATCTTTTATCAGATGAATCTTCCGACTAAATCTGATGAACGGATTAGTTGGGACGATTATTTTCTGTTAATTGCGGCGGTCGTTTCCCTACGTTCCACATGCATTCGTCGCAAATACGGATCGGTTATTGTGAAGGACAACCATATCATTTCTGCTGGGTACAACGGTCCTCCGACGGGTTCGCCACATTGTCTTGATGAAGGATGTTTCAGAGAGAAACTCAATGTTCCGCATGGAGAAAGATACGAACTTTGTCGTGCTATTCACAGCGAAATGAATGCGTTAATCCGTGGTAATCCTACAGATTTGAAAGGTGCAACTCTTTATCTGGTAGGATACGATTGTGTTACCGGAAGATTTATTGAGGCGAAACCTTGTGCGCTTTGTGAACCGGCTTGCGCTAATGCCGGATTAAAAGATTGGGTTACTAAATCCGAAGGTCTTAAAGGCGAATTATTTAGGAGAAATTTCTGATATATATTATATCCGTGATTGAGGTCACTATGACTTCGATTACGGATAAATCGTTTCACATTTTAAAGGAGGAGATGCCTCATGAAGAGGTATGGAAATGCCGACGTTCGGTTGGTTTTTCTGTTTGGTGATATCGATTCCTCCGAAACTGTTCCGGTTCTGTTCTCACTCACACGTTCTCACATCTACGAGTATCTCAACAGAGATCATTGGAGTGATTCGTTCAGAAACGACACAAATTTCGGATTGATTCACGGTTACTACGGGAAACCTGACGACGTTATCAACGGCAGCGAAAAAATCGGCGCAAAATGCAATGAAGTGTATCGCGATTTTAAAACCGGCGACGTGGCGATCGTTTCATTTGCAACCGGTGAAGTTGAGCGGTTAAACATCGCGGACATGAACGTCATGGAGAAAATCGTCTTCAAAATGTTCTTTCCGGATGCACCGATGACAGAGGACAAACTTGTTCTCGCTCAAGCAATCGTCAAAAATTTCCGTGAGAATTACGAGACTTGCAATAAACTCGTCAAAAAGGGATTCTTCACGGAAGACGATTTAAGCGGAGATCGAATCGTGCGTGTCATACAAAACGTTTACAGCCGCGGAATAGAACAGGCGATGACAAAATACGTCAAATCTCACAAGGGCGACATTCATGTCAGAAGCACAATCGTGGCTACAATCAGCGACGCTTACGAATTGGTACCTTTCTTGCTCACAACGCATCTCGAAGAGAAAGGTATCGAAGTGATATTTGCACCAACCAGATCCGGTGACGAAAAGTGGAAAATATTGAAACCTCTCTCGAAACTGAACTCGCATTATTATGACTGCGATCCGTTCGGCGACGATTACAAATCTTCTCGTTTCGGCGGATTTGTTGCCGTAGCTTGTCTTCAAGAAGGAATTGGGCATTTTGACAAATATGGATGCTTCTACGTTCTTGAGCAAGACATCGATTCGGTTTGCAAAATCGCAAAGAAAGTTTACGAAGGTAAATATACTTTCAAATTCACCAACAGCGGCGACGACATTCTTATTAAAGATAACGATGAAATCGTCGTCAACTTGAATCATCTTCCTATCATTAGGAAGAGGACTGTGGAGGAGAAAGAAAATGCTGGAGTACACAACCCAAGTCAAACTTGAAAAGTCTCGCTGCCCTGTTTGCCGTGAGCTCGCGCTTAAAGCAATCGGCGTCGATCCGGACCATCCCGTTATCCGGGACAACATCGTCGTCAAATGCGATATTTGCGGATCCGAGTCCTATCTCAATCGCAACACATTTGTCCCCGGCGATATTCCGCCCGGCACACCGCATCCGTTCATCAAGCGCTAAAAGAAAAATCGGATTTATAATCCCGTGCGAATTTCATATATTTCGCACGGGATTCTTTTTCCCTTTTAGAGCTGAATTATGTTAGAAAACATTGTGTTGTTAGATCGTGTGTTAATTATCTCAAATCCAAGAGCTTTCAATACCGGAAAGAAAGATTTCATATTATCTTCGACGATTGTGTCGATGTCGATGTATGGAATTATCCAATCCGGAATTTTTTCCATTGTTTGTGGAATCGCTATGGAATTGACGCCCTTAGTTAATCTCGGATTCGAATTTTCAAACATGTTTGAGATTATGCGTTCGTAAATTACTGGATGAGAAGAACTCAGAGATTCAATGTCTTTCTTTTTGGTCATCTTGACTTTGATTGCACGAATGTGATCAGGAAGTTGAATTGGGTCTTCTGGATACACATAGTTGTGACACAATACCGCACGTATTCCCATTTCACTTAACGGGTCTCTATACATCGTGAAGTCTTTAACCGCCATCGGTTTTGTGAAAGTCGGATTGCCAGAGAGAAGACTATCTCGAATCGTGTTAGCTAAATCGTTGAGTTTATGAAGAACTCCTCTGAAGTTAATCTTTTCTCCCATTATATCGTTCTTGATAATACTCTTCATGTATTCGCCGATTTCTTCACTGATTCCGGATTTGACGAAACTGAGACCTTTGATATCAATCTTTCCGTTCATAGGTCTTCCTTCACGCAGAAGCATTTTTCCCATATAGTTCTTCTTGACCGTGCTGGTTATTAACGTTTCGAAGAAGAACTCGTTTTTCATATCGATTCGTTTCCAGAATTCTTGTGGGACATTCGCGTTCTTACAATACAAATCGAGTGTATCTCGAATCATATAACTGATGAACACTCCAATCAGTGAAGCCGCAGTATAAATGTTTTCCTCTTTAGACCGTTCGATGTCCGAATCTACAAATGCTTCGAGAATCATATCAATCCAGTCTCGAATAAGAATCATATTGGAATCTGTATCTATGACCAACACCGATTTACGAGGTGATGTCTTAAGTCTGAAGATTCGGTTATAGGTTGGATGGTTGTAATGCACAAATTCCCTATAATACTTCCAGACTTTTTTCAATTCTTTATCGAGTTCTGGTGTTATGAATTTCTTTTCCGGAGCTCTGAACGATTCAGTATTTCGCATTATCTTCCGAAGTCGCTTCATTACCTCCTGACAAGAGACTGTGAATATGAAGATATTATTCTTGTAGAAGATTCGAGTCAATTCTTCAACAGTGAGATTCTCAAGAACAGAATCGAGATGTTTCACATTAATCTTTTCCGGATTGAAACACCCTGCAAGAAGTTTTCTTCTGACTTCTGAAAGACTCCGCATTTTGATACCATCAAATCCAAGTTTAGTTTTCTCATTACAAACGTTCTGAATGAATGTGAGAATTTCATCTAAATCATAGAATTTGGTATTATTAGTCATGAAAGACTCAAATGCTGCGCAAGCTGTGCTGATTAACGATTGGGCAGTTGCTGTCGTAGCCGCTGCCGCATAAAGATTATAAGAGAACGAAACCGAAGAGCCACCTGCTCCATAACACGCGTTTGCGTTAACTTTTTCCGCACCCTGAAGCCTGTCGTCTTGTTTATATTCGTAACTATCGGGTCCATAAAGTTCGAGGTTCTGTTTCATTCTCGTCTTAATAGCTGAACGTGTTTCCAAAAACTTTGCAATCATTTTCGCAATGTTATTGATGGATTGCTGTTGGTTTCTGAAAAGAACTCCATAACCACCAATTATTGGTTTGGATGTGGTAATCCAATCATATATCGCTAAAAGATTGCTGCTAATTGTTTTATTGCAATAGTTATTGTCGAGTTCGCATGGTGGATTCGTCATACGAGTTTCAATGACATTATCCAGATATGTATCGATTTCTTTATCGGATAAGTCTGGACGTGACATTTTGATTTTTTCTCGCGCCACATTTTTCCATTCGGTGGTAAATATTGCCATTACCGCTGCCTCCTTTATTCAGATTATAAAGCTGTGAGAAAAACCGTGAAAACGAAAGATAGCGCTAACCGAAGTTAGCGCTAAAATAAATTATTCTCGACCTTTTTCCTGAAGACAGTTTAACCGAATGATTAAATTTAATTATTTGTATTGAGGTTTTTCGCTTCTGATTTGTAACGTTTTGTGTAATAGTTACCAGAAACCATAAGCACATCATCAGCTGAATCTTCCTCAACATCATCGAATCCTTTACCAAGAGATTCGCGTTCACCATTCGGGTCAATGAATTTTCCTGCGGACAAAACTTTCATGAGTTTACCGAATTCTTCAACATATTTCGGGTCGTTGATATTCGGAATTTCTTCAGGTCTTCTCGGAGCAATATAGTAAACTTCATCTTCTTCATTCAAGTCATCATAGATTTTATTCGGGTCGATGAAGAATACTTCATCACTTTCGAAGAAACTGCGATACTTGATATAGATGTAATCAGTGATTTCCATTGTGGAAAGAACTCCACCTTTTTCGATGAAATCGATAAGCTCGTTGAAGATAATCTTGATAGCATTGTCAATATCTGTAATATCGGTGATGTCTTGATCCTCAATAATATCTTTGATGTGTTCCTTGATTTTCTCTATGAATTCTTCGTCGTGTTCGATGAGTTGCTCCGCTAAGAACTTCTGAGCGTCTTCAAGTTCGAGAGAATAGAGACCATCGGTAGTAACATCTTTTTCATAGATATAAAGATTATGAAGAGTGTTAACATCTGAAATTTGAATAGTGAAGTCAGATAATTTCTTGATTTGATTCGGGAGTAATCTGTACCCGTTGATATAAACGTCGAAGTATTTAACGCTGAACGGCTTGTCGATTTTTCCTGCGAGGTCAACAATGCCTTTTTCGTTTACAGTTTCTTGCGAGTAGATTTCATTGTAACCTTCCGGAATGTAATCAACTTGGTACGAATAGAATGAACCAAATCCATCAAGGTCGATTTTCCATTCATCACTCAATTTATCCGGAGGTGTTACTGTATACATGCATTGAGGAAGTAAACGACCTTCACGGAACACACGAATACAGTTCGACTTGGGTTTGATGTTATTGATATGATGCTGATAATTCACGTTTCGCATCATGAAATTGAGTTGATTGAGATCAACTTCGTATTGAATCGGTCTTTCGTAGTAACCAATGGTAACTTTATTACCCTTGAGATTTTCATCGATCGGGAAGAACTTAACGACATGATTTTCAGTGAGCAAGAGTTTGCTGTTTCCGCTAGGTTCTCCAATTTCTTTACCGTTCTTAGAGACGACGAGTTTGTATTTTGACGGGTCTATAAATTCGTGATTTTGGTTTACCACGAACAACGAATGTACCGGAATAACGCCTTTACCAAGTCTCAAATCGATAATGTTTCCTTCATCGCTAGGTATGAAACTAGTTTTCCACGCTACATCGTTACTCTTTTCAATTTCGATTCTAGATCCGGTTTCTTTAAATAGAGAGCACGGGATATATACGTATTCAAGAGCACCATCTCGATAAACTTCATCAGGAATATAATGTACCCCATCAATCCAATATTTGTATGGGAGAGGTCTATTGCTGATTTTGTTAACAAAGATGAAGAGATAACGGTCTTCTTTAAAGTCCTGATAGTGACCTTCAAAACGAATTTCTTGACGGTTATTTCGACGAACTTTCTCACGCATATTAAGCCTGGTGGTATCGATGATATATCCGTTGATTTCTTTGCTAAGATTCTCGTAATACAGCTGAGAAGCAAAACTCCAGAGTTTAAACGTTTCAAAGAGTCTGTTGACTTTATAGACGACAGACTCAATTTGATGATCTTTATCGTGTGATTTATGGAAGTTTGTAAGGTCGTAATCGTACAAGAACGGAATATATTTATCGATGTTTTCATTAATGGTTCCATTCCTATATTCGTCAAGGATATTTATTGCAGTGGCATAAATATCAGTATCAAATCCATGTTTAAGATGGCTGTTACTACTATTTTGCCAGTAATAGATGTTTGCATAGATTGTATCCGTATGACCTTCCGGAAGTTTGAAAACATTTGGGTATTTCTTCTCGATGTCAATTCCGTTATCGAATCTGAAACTCCCATCCTCATTTTTAGTCAATGTGAGAATGTTTTCAGCAGGCACCGGCATCGGAGTTACTGAATTTTCGAAGTAATCAATGCCGGGTTCACAAACTTTTTGCTCGTGGAAGTTTGGAAGAATCGTGATCATAATCTTGATCACATCATCATCTTCATATTCAGCGATAGATTCTTCTGGAACTACCACTTTTCCATCAATGACTTCTGTTTGGTACATCTTAACCAAACTATCGCCACAACTAACGAACGCATATACATGATCTCGGAACTTGATTGTGCTGCTGGTTTTAAACGTAAGCGAGTTTGTTTCCAAATCTTCTTTTGTCGCTTCAAGAGTTTCAATTCCGATATCAGGCAAGAAAAGAATATCGATGTCCGTTCCGGGTTTAAACTGTTCGCGTAATTTGGGTGTCATTGCTTCTTTACGAAGACAAACCGAAGTAAGTTCTTCACGACATTTAAGTCTCGCACTATAATCGAGATACCCATTGATGAATACGAAGTATGAATACACAAAGAGGTCGCGGTTTTCTTCGATGTCATCATTGGTTATCGAAACATTGTACAACTTACTGCGACGGAACTTGAGTCTGTTATTGTGATGAATGAACGGAATCGATACGTTATACTGCATGATTTTATTCAAGTCTATATGTGTGAAGATGAAATCCCGTTTGACATCAAAGTCTTCATATTTCAAATGAAGTTTACGAAATCCGACAATGTCTTTCTGAAGGTCAAAGAGATATGAATAAGCAAATTTCTTCAGGTCTTCCAAAGTTTCTCCGACTGTTTCCAAATCAACTTTACCTTCTACAATCAGCGGATTAACAGTTTCTCTGGTGTAATTGTCCACTTCTACTCACCTCCCCAATTCAAAGTATAATTTGGCTCCATCTGTATCCACCATATCTTCGAGAGTAGTTTGGTTATTCAGATATGCTCCGATTACGACAGAAGAAATCATGAATACGAAATACTCTAATGTTTCCAGAGCAAAGAGAGTGGATTGACCATACATTTCAGCGAAAGACGAAATGTAATCTCGCACCGTAATCTTTTCGAAACCAGATACGAATTTGAAAGGAACGTTAGCAAGTTTAGTGAGAAACGTAGCTATGTTCTCAAATGTATCTGGTGTAAACTCCGCATCAATATCTTTCATCAAGATTTCAGTAGCAGAGTTGCAATTTTTCAGCGCATAATTGAAAACGGTGTTCTGGTCTTTCATTCCGATAATATTGGTTAAGAAATACTTGCTGGCGAGGAAAATGACTTTGTTAAGCGCATTTTTATCCGTATTTAAAGCGAACTTCTTATTGAGAACTTTTGTGAAAATGTGAGCCCAGATAAGGCTACCTTTGTTGATAATGATGCTGTTGTTTCTCGGAATTCCCTGCAACGCAAAATATGCACTTTCCATGAGACAATACAGCTTCTTGTGGTCGATGTTTATGTCACCTTGACTATTTGGTTGGGCATAGTTGTCAATGAATACCAATGCCTTAGTTCTGTCTTTATTAACCAAGAACGGAATCGATATAGGCATTCTATCGTTGACACCTTTTTGAAGAACCAGTGGAACCAATGCACCGTTTTTGAAACCTTCTAATACCGCCATCTTAGCCGGGTATTTAAAGGTCTTATTGATACGCATCAGAGGTTCTTCGAGCATCGAACTTGTAGCCACAATAGCCGAATTTGGATTCATAAACAATTCCAGTTTTTTATCTATATAGCCGCCTTCATTCATCTGAGAAAAGATAAATGTATCTCGAAGCGACTTCATATTCTGCATCATATCAGTCCTCATCCTTTCTGTTTTTATCACTTTGTCTTTTTCGTGCATAATGGCGAGTATTCGTTGAGTTACGAACACTCGCCTCAAATGATTTCATTTCGTTTTGTGATGTTTTAACTTGAACCTAGGCTTTTTAATCTTCTTCGATTTAGTCAGCATCGTCTGACGATTCTCTTCGATTCTTTTCTGAGTGATTTGTCTTGCATGGTAGAGATCAGATATTTCTTTGAAGAATATTTTGCTGACGGGATAGTAAATAGCGATATGAATCGTTGAGAATTCTGTGTGTTCTTTTGACGTATCATTCTTCTCGTGAGTATGAAGAACCACGACATTCCACATTTCATCTACAGTACCGAATTTGTGAGAATTGTTTTCGCGTTTTCCGTTGCTATCGGTGTAAGTAGTTTCGTTGATGTAGCCCGCATGAACGGCTTCTGGTCTGTAAACCCAAACAATTTTTTCATGAATAAACTTTGCGGTATTGCCGACTTTATAATTCTTATTATACGGACTTACGTATTGAACCATAGATTCCGGTTGAATCGCAAAGTGAATCTCGACATTGGTAAAGTTTATCGTTCCAGTCTTATCGAGATGCTCATAAATAGCGTCGAACATTTCTCGACATTGTTTGATTTGGAATGTTTCGCCGATTCGATTTTCGAGAACATCTCTGAAAAGAGCCATCGAATAATCAGGCACATACTTGCCGAGTTGAATGTCTTTATTCACAGTTACCAAGTTAAGGTAATCTTCAGCAGTCATAAGCATAACAATCTTCCTCCTTTTAGAAAGTTGTGAAAGGCGTTATAATGAACCTAATTAAAGACTGCATTATAAGAAACATAATTGGTTTATTGCCGAAAAGAAAGGAAAGTGATAACATTGGCTATGATGGAAACTGAAAATGGCAATCATATTTACACCAATCCAACCGGTGTCAGAGTTCCTTCCGTTACTACAATCATAGGAATTATGAACAAACCAGGACTTGCTAAGTGGGCGAATATGCTCGGACTCAATAATGTGGGATACGAACAGTTTCTTGATGAACGAGCGAGTATCGGTACAGATTTCCACAAAATGGTCGAAGACTACATGTCTGGCAAGCAAGTTGGTGGAACCCATTTCAAAGAATCGATTGATATGTTTAAACGTTTTATGGTATGGGCTGAAAATCATCATTACAAGGTTTTTGCTCATGAACAATCTTTGGTTGGTGAAAGATTTGGTGGAACGATTGATGCCATAGGTGAAGTTGACGGTGCACTTACAGTAATCGATTACAAAACTGCTAAAAAAGTATATCACGACTTCTTCGTGCAGCTTGCGGGATATGCGTTATTGTTACAAGAATTGATGCCGGAAACTTATGAAAGAGTACAGGCATTCGGAGTAATCACTATGCGCAAAGAAGAGATCTACAAGTTCATCAATAAGAAGGATATGGAGAAACACTTCATTCCTGTATTTCAACAGGCGTTTGAGCTTTACACATCGTGGAACAAAATTGCAAATGAAGTTTATTGGTGAGGTAATGCCTTATGTTGAGAATAGCAACATTAGCAGACGTTCATTTCAACGCGGTTAAACCTGATAAACTGTATGAGCAACTCAACTCAATTTTCTTAGGGTATCTGAAAACTCACGAACTTGATATGGTTGTAATCGCGGGAGATTTTTATCATTCGATTGTATCGTTTAACTCATATTCAGCGAAGTTATCGATGGAATTTATGTCCAATCTATTAGCTGTCGCTACATATCGCGGAATACGTTACATTCGAATCATTAAGGGAACTTCATCACACGATAACAATCAGCTGGAAAACTTTAGAATATTTGAGAAACGTGAAGATATTGACCTGAGGATATTTGATACGGTAGCCGAAGAAGAGATCAATGGCTACCGTATTTTGTACCTTCCGGAAGAATATATGAAAAATGTAGACGAATTTTACTCAGATTATTTCGGTCAGACCTATGATGTAATATTCGGACATGGAATGTTTCGAGAGACCGCATTTACCGCATCTAAGCAAGAGAGCGCAATCACGTTGTCTAAAGCTCCGGTGTTTGATTCTAAGAAGATGTGTGATATTTGTAAGGGACCGATCATTTTCGGACATATCCACACGAGATGCTCGATTCGTGACAAGATTACTTATGTCGGAAGTTTTTCTCGTTGGGTTTACGGTGAAGAATCTCCGAAAGGTTTTCTCGTTACACTAATCAAAGATGATGGAACGTTTGCAAACGAATTTATTGAAAATACTCTGGCAGAACGGTACGATACTGTGGTCGTTACAGATATTCATGAGTATAATGATAACCCAGAGAAATTCGTTAATGAAATGAAGGTCTTATTGAAAGACCACTTGAGAATTACGGTGATCTTATCTGGTGAACACGATTACGCTTATATAACATCTTTTCTCCGCGAATACTACTCGAAGAAACCAGAATATAAACTCCAGATTGTTGACAAAACTGAAGTTATTAAACAGGTTGAGCAAGAGAAGAAACTTGACGATTTAATGGAGAAATACAAGTTCGTATTTGATAGTAATATTTCGCGACCCGAGAAGATTAGTAAGTTCATCAAGGTGAGAGATAAGAGTGATGTTTCAGTTGAAAGAATCGAAACCATTTTAAAGTTGAAGTGAGGTAGACGAGGCAATAAAGATAATGTGAAGAAAGGTCGAGGTCTATGAGCTTAAAATACGCTGGTGGAATCAAGCGGAAGCGTGATAAGTTCGGGAAGGTAGACCGCAAGGTACAAATCAAATTCGACAAACTAATGCTGGAAATGTTCGTGGGATATGTGGCGTCGGATTCACCTTCGATAAACCGAACGAACTACATCAATTTACAAAAACTCATGGAAATAATTGACATCACGATGTATGAATCTGATGTTAGGTTATATGATTTGATATGTTTTATACGCTTAATGCTTGAAGCAAGATTACAGAGAGGCATGACTAATATCAATGTCATCGCCTCATATTGTTTACACGTGAAAAATACAGAGGGGTTTCGCAAAATCGTAGACGGATTGGACTTATACGCGAAGCTCCAAGAAAAAGAAATTCAATGGATTAACAAAGCGGTGACGGATCGTTTGAAATACGCGTACATCATCTTCTATAGAGACCTTCTCATGCAAGATTTCGAGAAGATAGATGCTACCAGAGTTGACAGCTATGAAGACGCAGTTAATACTATAAGAGAAGATGTAACACACTTATTAGCTGAAATGCGGTCGTCACAAGATTCAGTAGATTCAAACTCATTTACATTGGAAGATGGGTTATTTGAATCTTCAGTTACGGATATAGTGAATAAACTCAAAGATAAGTCCCGTCGATTTACTACAGGATTGCGAGCTTTAAACGGAATATTATCTCCCGGTTTTATGTCCGGAAAGTTGTATATGTTTTTGGCTCGCACAGGAAATTTCAAATCCGGCTTGCTTTTATCGATAGCTAAATGGTTTAAAACTCTGAATTATAACGTTCAGCCCAGAAGAAATCCAGATGCCATTCCGACAGTTCTCTTATTAACCACAGAAAATTCCATAGCTGAGACTGTTGAACGTTTATTCGCAATGGTAGTTCCTGGCGAAGATATGGAACAGATGTCTCCGATCCAAGTCATAAATGAACTTAAGACTACGGGTGGAATGACTATCAGTATGGAAAATCGTGTTAATATTCGGATTGAATATCGTAATGATAGAGAGATTGACACGAATGATATATATGGGTTAATTGAAGACATTGAGATGGGTGGAGCTGAAGTTATTGCGTTAATTGTGGACTATATTAAGAGGGTCAGAGCTGCTGAATCTGGTCATGGTGATGAACGAATCGAGTTGAAAAATTGCTCTAGCGAATTGAAGAATCTTGCTGAGAATTTGGATATTCCAGTTATTACGGCAATGCAAATAAACCGCGCCGGAAACCAAGTGGTTGAACAAGCAATGACGCAATCCAAAGAAGATTTAGCTAAATTTATGGGAGCTACTAATGTGGCGAATTGCTGGGATTTAATCGAGAATAGCGACTGGGTTTGTATAATAAACATCGAACGTCATAAGGAGAGCGGTCAGTATTATCTCACATTTAAGTTAGTTAAAATAAGATATGCTGATAAATCTGAAGGTCGAACGTATTTCAATCAACCATTTGCGGATAATGATAAGATACGTTTGATTGAAGATGTTATGTTGCCGCAATCTGTGGCTATCAACAGTATGTCGATTGGGCTCAAGAAAGATGCGAAAGAAGAAAGTGCTCGAAAGGGTAAGACGACTACACGTAAACGGATAGATGTTATGAGTGCGGTTCCTGATGACGAACTTTCAAAATTCTGTGCAGGAGTCGACAACTATGCCACTAAAAAATAGAACTCGTAACAGATATACAAAAAAAAGAATCAGGTGCTCGAACCTGAAACTTTTTTCTTCTAAAGTGAGGGGTTAAGGTTCACTTCAGAAGTTTTGCCGGCGATAAGCCGGTCGCATTCAGGAACGCTCTTACCATCGGATTTGCGATCTTCTGGCGAGCATCTTTGAGAGTATTCGCTGAAGCAACTTGAGGATACCAAGGTTTGATAACCTCGGTGTCCTTAATACTCCACTTTTTCGGCACGTTATTTTCACCTACTTCTCATATATGAATAATTTAGTTCAGTCTAATTTCGAGCAATTAAGACTGTATTCAATTCACTTTCTAAGAAGATAATATATAGGTGAAAACGTGTTTAAATGGGTTAGAGAATAAAATCTCTAACCCTAGTTTAGTCGAAAATACTGGCTTTAATATCGTTATTCACTTCGGAATTGTTTAACGTGATTCGTTCCTTTTCTTTGTTCATTACTTCGATGAGAGCATCTACAATACTCTGGTCGAACACTTTGAGCTTGTAAAAGTTGAATTCTGACATCGACACACATCCGTTAATCCGCATAAGAGCAGTTCCGAGTTCTATCGTCCCATATAAATCAAACGATAATGTTTTCGGACGATAACGATATTTTCGATATTGGTCATTGGTTAATTGAAGCATCTTGATTCTTGGAGATAATGGATATTGATAGTTAGTCAATCTGCTCAAGAAATTGATTACTATCTTATCATTATCAACCGACAATACTTTGTGTGAATGTAAACGTGCATTTGAAATATTGAGAGTCTTACCTTGAGATATTTGTAACGGGATTGTGGTGATAGCCACGTTAATCCCTCCTCGTTATCTCTGTCGAATCACTGAATTTGCACCACATTCTCGTGATGATAATATCTTTGATGTTATGATCCATGATACAACAGATTAATTGAGCCCCTGCAGGAATCATACCGTAATCATCTTTATGTGGGAAGTGGTGGTCATGATGAAAATGCTTGCAAACTTTGAGAATAGATGAACTCTTACCACAATCATTTTCATGAGACTCATTCGGACAATTGTCTGGACAGTTATGATGTTTATGCTCGTGAGAGTAAGTGTCTTGCACTTTAGCCACAATGTACCCTTGTGTGGTTGCATTGCCATTCACATCACCTTTATTTGTGTTTTTGACACAGTCAACCATTACAGATTCGTCCTGAGGAGTATTATCCATGGGAATCAATCCCATGAGTTTCGGAACGTAAATCTTCATCTCTGTAGCAGTAGGTTCGGTATCTTCAACCAGATAACAATACTCGAATTGGTTTATGTTAGCAGTTGCTGGCATAATAATCACCTCTTTTAGTATTAAGTCTTTTGAGGAAAAAAAAAACCTGGCGCAAATGTATGCGTCAGGTCGCAACCATTTATTGTTTGCTGAAGTTGCCCGTCTGTTTGTCGGTGACATTCGCCTTGCCGCTCGCGCTTTCGCCCGTCTGTTTGTCGTTGACTTCGCCGCCGCCGTATTCTTTCCAACCAATAAACGCGCTTCCATAGCGCGGATAATATTCGACGATGAACCCGTTGGACTTAAGCTTGTCGGTGACTGCGTCAACAACGTCGCGGTCGATCTTGATGTAAATGTCGCTTTCGCCATTGTCGGCCGACATGACGATATAGCGCATAATTACGTCGATAACCTCGCGGACTTTGCCGCTGAGTTTTTGGCGTTTACGAATCTCTTCCGCAGTGAAAATTTTTGCCATAATTATTACCTCCTTTTAAAGGTATGGCAGGATCGTAGGTTTTCGCAATTTAGTACAAGAGAACTCCTACTAAACTCCTATACACCACGATAATATATACTTAGGAGGGTGGGCGATGTCAGATTATCGTTTTTATAAAAGGAAGTGTTTGTGTGGAATGTATCACCCCAAACGAACAACAATCTGAAGCCATAACAAAAGGGGTTAAATGGTTTAAGAAACGTAAGAAACAAGTATTCGAAATCGCTGGATTTGCAGGTACAGGAAAAACTACCTTAGTTAGGTGGATATTAGAAGCTTGCAATATTTCGGTTGATGAAGGTCTTTACGTGGCTTTTGTAGGAAAAGCCGCTATGGTATTATCTATGAGAGGTCTACCGGCTAGAACCATCCACTCGGCTATATACGAATGCATTGACGTTCCTAAGTTGGATAAAAATGGTAAATTCGTTATGGTTGATGATATGGTAGTTATGACGAAGAAATTTATCAAGAAAGACAAATTGCCCGATAACATCAAAGTCATTATTGTGGATGAAGGTTCTATGGTAGACGAAAAACTCTTTAATGATTTGAAAAGTTTCGGTAAACCAATTATTGTACTGGGAGATTTACATCAACTTCCCCCAGTATTTGGATCTCCAGCTTGTCTTAAACATCCTGATGTGGTGTTGACTCAGATAATGAGGCAGGCTGAAGAGAATCCAATAATTCATTTTGCTACATTGGCAAGAGAACATCGATGGGACGAATTCAAATGCGGTTCTTACCAAGATAGAGTGTTTATAGTACCACAAGAGACTATTCTGAAACATGAGGATATTATCAGGAACAGCGAAGTTATCATTTGTGGTTACAATAATACTCGTGAGAAATTGAATCATTATATCCGGAAAAACATCTATCACATGGAAGGCGACATTGCCTTAGGTGAAAAGATGATATGTCGGGAGAATAATTGGTCTCGTCGTCTGGACGATAACATCTTTCTGATAAATGGAATGATCGGATACGTTCAAGATATTGATTATGAGTCCTTTAATAAGAGGACTCTGGATATTGACTTCCGACCGGATTTTGTCAAAGATAAATGTTTTCATTCCATTCCTATTGACTGGAAATATCTTCATTTGGATTATCTCACCAAACGTAATTACCAGTCTTCTTTTGATAAATTTGAGTATGGTTATGCGATAACTTGTCACTTGGCACAAGGTTCACAATACGACAGTGTGTTATTGATAAATGAGAACCTTCACAGAGGTAAAGACTTCTACTCTAAGTGGCTTTATGTTGGGTGCTCTAGAGCCATAAATAAATTAATTATTGCTATATGAAAGGAGAATCGAAATGGATTTGAAGTTCGGTTCTGAATTATGTTCTAGGCGTTCCTATACAAACAATTATAGAGATTCCAATGTCTCTACTGGTAAGTCTGTTAATAAGCGTCGTAGAGCAAGATTCGCTAAAGAAATTCTTGAAGACCAAGTCAGAATTATCAGAGAGCGTTTTGGATTTACTCATGGTGGTAAGAAAAAATCGAAGAAAAGGAGGAAACGCTGATGGATATGGCGAATTGGCTTAACCACATTGAAAAGCGTGGCGGTAAGCAGAACATCGTACAGTTTATCTTCGATAACTCTCGTTTCCATTATGTCAAACCGGATGTTCCTATAGAAGAACAATTCGAAGTTGATGAAGAAGATGACGTTTGGATTTTCTATAATAAGGAGCAACCGTTTACTATTAATGGCAAACGTGTCCCTGATATTCACGTCGAAGCTAATGAGGGTTTGCAGTCTATAATCTTCGTTGAGAAGGTTGAAGACAAACGTTATTATCGAGGGGACGTGTAGCCATGGAAATGCAGAACTGGCTTCGTCAAATAGATAAACGAGGCGGAATGAAAAACGTTATTCAATTCATCTTTGACTCCGGTAAGTTTTTCTACATTAAATATGGAATCCCCTGGGAAGAACAAGTTAAATGGGACGAAGAAGATGACGTTTGGATTTTCTACAAGAAACAGCAACCGTTTACAATTAACAAACAGTACACACCTCAATATAGTGTCGAGGAGAATGAGAATCTTCAATCGATTGTGTTTGTCGAAAAGGAAGAAGATAAGAAGTATTATCGCACCGATGTTTAAACACAGTTTGAAGTATATATTATTCTCCCGTATGACGTTAACTTGTGTGCTCATTTGAAGGAGGCAAAAACTATGAGCAAAGACAAAAATAAGAAAAAGAAGGACGGGCTCGATGACGAGATGCTCGATCTTCTGCAAGAGGAAAAGAAGGTTAAGCTGAAGAAGCGCAAAATGCGTGCCGACTGCAAGCACATCAAAAAGTCCGGCAAAACTCGGCTTCAACCTACCGGCAGACCTCACGTTTACAAATGCTCGCGTTGCGGTACCGAAGTTGACCTCAGCATGTTCTCACAGGAAAAACCTGAAGAAGGTCTCGATAATCTCGGCGAAGCGATTGAAACCGTCAAGAATGCGTGCGAAATTTTGAAGCAGCGTGCAGGTCTCGATATGGACTCGAAGAAGTCGCGCGCAATCAGCGATTTTGCTGCGCAAATGTGTTTCCAATTGCCGAACATCGAGGAATTCATGCGCGCATTCCTGACACACGGCAAAGACAAGAAGGACAAAGAAAAAGCGCGCAAGAGGGAAATCAAAATCGGTTTGGATTCACTGGCATTTGACCGCAAGGGTCGCGGCGGCAAGAAAGACAAGAAATGGTAAACTAGCCTGTTCCTCGGCGCCGACGAATGTGCTAGAGTAAGCGTAAAAGGAGCCCACCGGGTTTATCTCGGTGGGCTTCCTTACACGCTTTCGACTCTAGCTTTTTTGTATATTACAATCTGCTTGACGTGCGATTAAAGAAAGGATGTGAGTAGCAGTTGGCAGAGAAATCAATTTTCAAAGATGATGTCTTCAGTCATATTGAAGACGACGTTGAGAAGATTCGTAGAAAGACTGGAATGTATATCCCTTACAAGGGACCAGATGGAGCAAAACATCTTGTGCAAGAGTTGATCGATAACGTCTTCGATGAAAACAATAATCCTGAATCTCCAGGTGATTCTTGCGAAGTTCTTTTCGACGAAAACAAAAACCTGATTGAAGTAGCAGATAATGGTCGCGGCTTACCGTTTGAACAAGTCGTGATGGTTTCTACGACGATTCAGTCGGGCTCTAAATTTGACCGTGATAACGGCGATAATAGTGCTGGTGAGAATGGTGTCGGATTGTGTTGCGTAAATGCTTTGTCGCATTATCTCAAGTTTACGATCCATCGTCAGATATCTGAAGATAAATCGGAAAAGGGCGTATTCGAATTTTCCGAAGGTAAATTTCTCGGACAGAAGATATTTGAATCGAAGAAGGTTAAGCACGGCACTAGAATTACAATGATTCCGTCTGAAGAGATTCTCGGTAGTTGCAAAATCGACCCAGACGCATTGCTCGAATGGCTGCAGAAATTGTCTTACATTACGGAAGATATTCCTATCAATGTAACAATCATTCGCAAAGGTTCTGACACACCGGAAAAATACAAGTTCAAACATAAGAACGGTATTGTCGAATATACTGAGTCGTTAGCTGAAGAAACCTTGTTTAAGCCGATAGTTCTGGAAGCTTCTAGCAAAGCTGACGAAATAGGTTTGATTCAAGTCGCATTTACATTCGACCCGACGAAAATCGAAGAAACAAGCGACTCGTTCGTCAACCGTGTTAATACCATTGAAGGTGGTCAGCATGTTCTTGGCGCAAGACTTGCGATTGGTTCGATTCTCAGCAAATTCGTCAATGATACTTTGAACGCAACCGATAAGAAGAAGTTTGAGGTAACGTATGATGATTGTCGTTCCGGTTTGGTAATGGTCGTAAATCTTTCGTGTCGGTATCCGGGATATGCCGGGCAGCAGAAAGAGAAATGTGGAAACAAGGCTCTCTTCAGTCCGATACGTTCGATGATTGGTAAAGAACTTGCCGAATATCTCGAAGTTCATCCCAAAGTCGTGGCTAAAATCGCAGGGTATCTTAAGAAAGTTGCTAAATCCAGATTGGATGTTGTTAAAATCAGAAAGTCTGATATGCACGGAATTGATTCGTTTAAGTCAAACAAGATGGCTAACTTTTCCGATGCGACAGAAGATAGCAACTATAATGAGCTTTACTTAATCGAGGGACTTTCGGCTAAAGGTTCCATAATGAAAGCTAGAGATCCAAGATTTCAAGCTGCCCTTTCGTTCAAAGGCGTGACAGCGAATGCGTTGTTCATGTCTCCTGCACAAATTATGCAAAATCCGGAATATGCCACATTGGTAAAGGTATCGGGTTTAGGTATCGGGAAAGATTTCGATATTCGTAAATCCCGTTACAAAAGATACATTATCTCGACTGATGCCGATATAGATGGTTGGAAGATCAGTTCCGGTATTGCGTCGTTCTTTCTGTTTCATTGGCCTGAAGTTGTTAACGCGGGAATGCTTTACGTCGCATTAACTCCGTTATACATGATTGATAGAGGTAACGGAAATTTCGATTATCTCGTATCTAAATCAGCACTTTTCGAAGAGAAAGTCAAGAGCTATGTAAAGAAAGCTCAGATTCGTACAAGGTCTGGTCATATTATGACACCGAAAGAGATGAGCGATTTCCTGATTAAGAACAAGAACTACGAGGATATTCTGAAAGAATTGTATACTCACGAGTTCGTTCATCCGGATATAATCGAGTTCATCGTTGGTCATATGGATGGATTAGATCCGATAGCGGATTTTCGTAAAACGTTTCCAGAAATGAAAGTCGAAGAGCAAAATGATAAGAGTATTGTGTTCTATGGAAGTTATAAAGGCGCATATCAGTTCTTGATGCACGACGACATCTTTGAAGCGAAGTCTGGTAAACTTACAGACGCTTATTTGGAAAATAACCACAATATTTACTTCGACTACAAAGACAACGATTCGGATACTTGGATTCGGGATATTTCGCTTGGTGCAATTCTCAGAAATCTCCGTAAATATGATTTGGAGATAAAACACCGCTGGAAAGGGTTGGGTTCGATTCCTCCGAAGATTTTCTGGGATATCGTGATGAATCCGATTAAACGCTCACTCATTCAACTCACCGTTAACGACATCGAGCGAGATATGGAAATGATGAGGATACTTCATGGACCAGACGCTAGTTTGCGACGTGACCTCTTACAAACATACAAACTCGATAAAGACGACATCGATTCATAGGAGGTGGTTAGGTGAAAAAATCCGGAACTAAATGGAATGGTGGAAGAGTTAAAGATGTGCGCGATTTCGCTAAATCTTCCAAAATCATTCCTGTTAACATTGGCGAGTATAATACAGAACGCGTAACTATATATGGTGCGAATATGGTAATGGCTCGTCATCTTCCGTTTATCATTGACGGGTTAAAACCCGTTGCTCGCAGAACCCTTACATCGATTTATCGAGCGGCTAAGGGAAAACCTACGACGATGCCTAACGCTATTGCCGAAACGATGAAGATTCACCCACATGGTGACAGCAGCATTTACGACTGTATCATTTTGATGGCTCAACCTTGGAAGAAAATGATTCCGATGATTGACTCGTTGGATGAGAATTACGGTTCTGCTGCTGGATTCGGTGATAAAGAAGCGGACGCTAGGTATCTCAAAACACGTTTGTCGGATTATGCACTCGACTGCTTCTTCTCTGATTACGATGAGAAGGTGGTTGAGATGAAACCGAACTTCGACGATAATGGAACCGAACCACTGTATCTTCCAGCCAAATATCCAAATCTGTTTATCAATGGTGGAGATGGATTAGCTTGGGGATATTCGACAGAGATTCCGGTTTACAACGTTAACGATATTCTGGAGTACACAATACATCTGATTCAGAATCCGGAAAAGAGATTTAGAGACTTGATTCCGGATTCTCCAACCGGATGCTACGTCGTTGACTCGCCGGAAGTATTCGAGAAATTGCAGTTTGAAGGATTCTTGGATGAAGATGTTCGGTCTCATACTTTTACTATGCAATCAGTTATAACCAAAAACGAAAAAGCTCACACGCTTACAGTAGAATCATTTCCTCCACAGAGAACCACCGAAGCGTTCTTTAAGGGAATCGATGAAATGCGTGAAGAAGGAATTTTGGTTGGTTGCACTAAGGTGAAAAACGAATGTCAAGGTGAGGTTATTAAGATAACTCTTTGCTTCAAACCTGAAGTAAACCTTGACGAAGTCCGTGAACTCCTTTATAGCACAAAACTCGGCACGCGCGCACCGTTCTCAGCACAGGTTGCTGTAATCGACAGCAAAAACACATCAGACCTGTGTATTCAGCGGTATTCTGTCGAACAGTGTTTGTTACAATGGATTGCTTACAGACGAGATTTCAAACGCAGATTTTATCATCGCAAAATCGTTGAATCGAAAGCTAGAGTACATCAAATAAACGAGATGCTCGAGGTCTTTAGCAAAGACAATTATTCGACAACGATTAAGATAATTCGCGATTCCGAATCGCGCGATGATTTGATTCAGAATCTTATCTCTGAATATGATATCGACACAGTTCAAGCGAACGCGATTGCTAATATGCGACAATACGAAAACGTAAAAGGAATCCGGAAGAAATACAAGAAAGAACGTGACGAACTCGTTGAAGATATTGAAGAATTGATCGATTTGGTTAAGACTACCAAGAAGATCGATAAAGTCATCGTTAAAGAGTTAAGAGAAGGCATCGAGAAATACGGTGAACCCAGACGTTCTAAAGTCATAACTCTTCCCGGTAAAGGCTACGTTCCGAATACTGAACACACCATTATCGTGACCGCAAAAGGAATGATTAAGAAGCTCGCTAATAATGTTAAGAATATAGGCAAAATAGCAGCCGATGATGTTCCCATGGAAGTCAAAGTGAATGTGTTTAATCGCGATACGTTATTAGTCTTTGATTCAATTGGACGAGTTCATTGTATCCCGATAAAAACAATTCGAGGTGTCGATTTATCACATCTCGGTTATCCAATCAGTACATTCTCGAAATCTGACAATGCGGTTATAGTTGCGGTGTTTATTCTCAGGGAAGATGGCTCGTTGTATCATCCTGATTTCAAACCCGGTAGCAACGGATACTTCTTGTTTACTACCAAATGTGGTATCATTAAAAAGACTGCATTCAGCGAATATGTCGGATTGAAGAATAGTTCCATCGGGGCAAAGATTCGCGAAGATGACTCATTGATTTCTGTCAAGTATATCGATGACGACAGCGATATTATAACATTTACGTTTATGGGTCAAGGTCTTAGATACCACACCGACACAGTGTCCGATACAGCAAGGAATACAATCGGTGTTAAGGCAATCGAGATTGATGAAAACGATTATGTGCGCGATACGGTAATTTTGTCACCGAAAGACGAATACCTTCTGATTGTGACTATGAAAGGGTATGTTAAGAAAATCAAACTCGAGAATCTCAATAGTCAAGCCCGTAACAAAGACAGCAATGTCATTACTGGTTTGCGTGAAGGTGATATGATGCTGTATGCACACGGAGTCACGGATAGAGACACATACGTTGCAGTTACGAAGGAAGGATCATTCGAATTCGACATTATAGATGTTGAAGCCCAGTATAAAATGGGTAAAGGCAATAAGTTGATTCCGATCAAAAAAGGCGATCTCATTGTGAAAATCGTCAAGAAATAAACGCGGTTATAGGGTGCTGACCAAATCATGTCAGCACCCTAGTTTTTTTTGTTTATCTGTGGTAGAAGTCTTTGAGCGGACAGTTGTAAGTGACAAATTTTCGTAGAGCTTGAAAATACAGTCCAGATTCGATGGCATTTTCTTGATCCATTTTTATTCGATTATCAATAGTTTCAATTTGCCTGCGTATTTCTGGTTTGAAATTTTTTGGTACATCGGGATCATTCAGATCGTTTACTAGATTTTGTCGTATTGACAACACACGGTTTTCATCAGTTGGATGAGGGTCGAATATTTGTAAAAAGAGTTCTATCGGTCCGTTAACTATATCTAGCATTGTCCTAAGAATTGGGACTTGATAAACTGCTCTTTTGGCATATCCACCAGATTTTCTCGCATCGCTAAATTTTGCAGTAGCAGTCGCCAAATCAGGACCGAAACCATACTTTGCAGCGAATGAATCTGCGAAGTATTCCGATCTGGTTCCGGTTATCAGACTCAATGGTAAAGCACCTGCTATTATTTCTCTCATTAATGTAATATTAGGAACATTTATGACGTTAAGGTGGTAAGGCATAGTGGTTAACAAATCTAGCACTCTGAAAAATACTGGAAAATGTTTTTGCATCAACGCTTTGCCCTCAAGTTCCCATCTAAATATATATCTTAACACTTCACCAATGAGAAATCCGCCGAACAATGTATGAGTAATCCAAGAAATCGCGGTAGTCCACAAATTATCGAAATTGTGACCAATTTCGTGGAGTATTATTCCCATTGTTTCACGAGGAGTTAACTGCATATTTTTGACAAGAGCGGTTATGACAGTTACATTACAGATATAACTGTGTCGATTGTCATAATATTTAGCTTTTTTGTCTTTAAAAAAGTTTGAAGTGATACCAGGATTTGAGTTGATGATAGTTCCTCCTACAATAGTATATGCGTTTGGAACCGTTTCGTTTAACCAGTATATATATTGTTCTTTAAATCCAAACTCTCTTTCGAAGAGCTTTTGAATCTCAAGATTTTCTTTCCAGCTAATGTAATCAGCTTTTATAAGTTCGAGTTCCGTACTTTTGTTTATATCGTCAACGATTTTTGTTAAGTATATCAATGCTTTGGCGATATTTGTTGGAGTACCGTAGTATTCTTCCATAACTGGTTGTTTCGGAAGTTTGAAGTTGTGAGTTGGAGTCCATAACATCGGTTATTCTCCTTTCTGTTTTTATTGCTTTGTGATGACCCGAGACAAATGGATAACAAACGATAGAAAGGATGGACGAAATGGCGGATAATTCAGTGCTTTTGCACAAACTCGAGCCTAAAGTTCGAGCTGCTCTTAGCAGCCCAAAAACAGTTAGTGCCCTCGAAGAACTCATCGGTCAATACATCGACAAAAATGTTGCTAAGTTGTCTACATCAGGTCCGGTATATCGGACATTCTTTATGGACGATGAATATACGAAGTTCTACAATATCCTTGGAATAAATCCCGAAGAAGTTAAATTGATTCTCAAAGAATCTACTTATATCAAAGGTCAGTGGCAGATAATGAATAACCCTTTTAACTCATTATCAGTTTTCTGCATAAGACATTTCGCTATCAAGAAAGATGAACGAATGATGAAAGCGATGGTAACGTACTTCACTTTATCATTCTATCCAACCCTTCACGCAAAATATTTCAAATATGAGCCAAATAAGAATGTCATGGATTATACCATCGCCAATTTGTCAAATAAGTTCAAGGTTAGAAACACAGAAACTTTCTACCACGCTTTATTGGAAACGACTTTCTTGTGCAATCAGACTTATCTGAAAAATATCATTCGAGGAACTGATAAAGATATCACGGATTATGTTCATGCGTATAAGACCAGACTGAATTCTCTTATTAAGAAAATTGCAATCTTATTCTATGAGAATGAGAAGAAGGGGTCCTATATGAACGAGACCGAAGATTCTAATGACCCGGATGATTTCAGAATGACCGAAAACGATTCAATTATCATCGAACGTATCGCTAATGCGGTTGTGTTAAAATTGGCTACGGAAGGACCTGATATGAAATTGGTTACTTTGGCAGCCAAATCTTGTGCCATTAGTGTAAATGAGCTTCGTAATACAGCGATAAATCTTTGTGGTGATAACGAAAATCGTGGGGATATAAAGTATATGGTTTCTTCGCTGATCTATATCTTCATATTTGAAACTCATCACCGTAAAGAGTTGATAGGGTCGAATGATTTCTATTTCTTCTGTGGAGAGTTATATGGACAAGCCAATACTACCAATGAGAACGTTATCAAAATCAAGGTTATACTGGATAAGTGGTTGAATAAATATTCGGCGCACTATAAGAAAACTAATCGAATAGGCACACTGAATAATTTCAGACGAGCTCTGTATTCGTTTATGGTATTCACTATCCAGCAGGTTAGCAAACAATAAGCGTTTTATAGGAGGGATTCGAAACCCCTCCTTTGTGACGATTTTACAATCTGACATTACCCCCACCTATGAATATATATTATCGTGGTGTATGAGAGTTTAGTAGGATCTCTTGTACTAAATTGACGAAAACCTACGATCCACACATCTTTAAGGAGGATGTTTATCATGACGTATGTCGAAGAAAACAAGGTCGGCGAAGCTGTCGCGCAGATGGCAAACACCGACGAAGCGAAAGTTTTGGCGGTAGCAAAAGCAGTCTACCCTCACTGGGCAGACGCTATGCTCACGCCTGTTCGCGTCCCCGGCGTGTACAAAGTCTTCGCAATCGGCACAGTTCACGACGTGACAATTATGGCGCGCATCGATCAAGATGGTGGCGTCTACGTCAAACACGTCGCCTGGTAAGACAAACCAATTTAGCAACCTATATGGTTGCGACCGAACGCACAATAGCGCTCGGATTTTTTTTCCGTAAGGAGGTATTTTTATGGAACTTCAACGTATAGCAACAAACGTTGTTCACAAATGGTGTACCCGATGGAACATACCAGAACCTATTATTGTAGAAGATTCAGATATAGGTCTTGGGTATCATGAATCTGACGATGGTAAATATATCATCGGAATAAATCCAGAACGCATACAACCTCACATGAATCTCACAATCTTACTGCATGAGCTCAGACATCATTATCAATCAATTAAATATCCCGAGTTCTATGCTTGGTGGTCGGATAACATTCATCTCTATGAGTTTTTCTATAAGTCTCCAATTTGTATATTGGAAGAAGACGCGAATATTTTTTCTTGGACTAACGGTAAGAAAGATGGCGAGATTCTGTTTTCAGTAGTTAATCAAGATTATGTTAACCAAGCATATAAAGAGATTGTCAACAGGAAGAAAACCTTTCAGGAATATTACAATGAAATCCAAAAGATTGAAATAGCTCATGGTATATCAGACTGGCGTTCTTACCAAAGACAAACCCTTGCAAAAATCAAATGGAATTATGAATATATATTATCTCCAAGTATGTGACTCGTATGAGTTGCTTTACCCGTTATTACTTTTTGTCTCTTTAAAGGAGGAGATAATTTATGGCTTCACAGAATCCGCTTTTCGAAAGATACGGGTTCGACACGGAGTACGACACGTTGGACACCTTCTACAAGCTCATCCGTCGTTCGTATGACGAGGAGAAATTCCAAATCCGTGTTCGTTACGCGAAATCCCCGATGTTTACAATTGGGGGAATCGATCGCTTCTTCGTCATTCAACAAACGGACAGTCCGGACCCGAAACGCGTCATCGCAATTGATGCACCCGGCACGGCAATCCACATGTCAATTGTCGATACCCGGAACGAGCCGAATGAGAGAATGACTTGCGTTGAAATCTCGAACGACAGATTGCCGTTTGTCGCAAACGCTGATTCGGGCAACTTGAAAATGCGGAGTCGTCTCGTTCACGAAGAAAACCGCGAGAATAAATACGGCTTCCGAGTTTATCGTCATTTTATCGTGCGCAAATCGGGTTGCGACGATGAACGTGACAAATCGTCAAGACGCGTCGTGATGATGCCTCTTTATATCGATGGCTGCGTTCCGTTCTATTCGAATTGGAATTTTGCATACCCGTCGTACGAAATCGCGGTTCTGTCCGCGAAGATGATGTTGGCATCCGGTCAGTTGTGGAATTCTTACATGACTGGTCGTACATTCAAACCGCGCAAAGTTTTCGTCGTTCGTTATTTGAAAGGCGAAGGCGAATTATACGGTCTTGCATCTGCAGATTTCGGCAGAGAACATTTCCTCCGTCTCATTTCGGAAACAGGGTTGCTCGAGGACGGATATCATCCGGGCTTCTTTTACAGCCCCAATTTGCTTCACATTGACGAATCGACATTCAGAGAAAAAGATGACGCGATGTTGAAGTTCGGAGATTTCATTATCGAATCGATCGTTGATTGTTGCAACGACTACGTTCTCGGTTCGATTTCCGATTTCAAAGATCATTATGGCGAACTCACGACTGATATGATGCGGATGTTCAAATCCGATGTCAGATTCATGAAATTGTTCAACGCACAACAGGAGGCATTGGTGAATGGCAATACAGATTGAAGAAACTGCCACGAAAGTTCCGGACATTGCGACCGTCAAAGTCGACGAAGATTTCATTAAGATGTCGGCGTTCACGGCAGAACTTGAGTCGTCGATTCGTCGCGCAGAATCAGCAAACGGCGTAATTCTCGGCGATAACCGTTTCGTCATTTCGACGGGTAAACACAAGTGGATGGTTTACATTCGTCGTATCGATGGTATCAGCAGCGAGGTTGTCACAGAAATACTCGAATAATTCCATAAATGGAGTTTCTCACCGGGCGCTTGTATGCCCGGTATTTTTTCCACGAAAATCCGAAAAAAAAACAAAATATATATTATTTCCACGTAAGCGATTGAGGAGAGTCGTTTGCATAACAATTCTATGAATCTCTAAGGAGGAGATATTTTATGGGTATTAACTTCCCGACCGCTCGCTTGTTCGACCGTTACGGCTTCGAGGTGAAAGAAAACGGCGATATGAATCGCGTCCTCGATCACGTCCGTCGCAGCTTCAAACCTGAAAAGGGCGAGCTCAAAATCAAGTCTCTCTCGAATCCTACGTACGGCATTACCGGCGTCACAGAAATTTTCGTGCTCCGGCAGACCGAATTGGCGGAAGCTCAGCCGCGCAACACACCGTTGAAAAACGTCCTTGTCATCGACGCGCCGGAATCCCCTGCCCACATGTTGATTGTCGACGCGCACCGCGATTCCATTCTGGCGAGCAGCAAACTTCTGGTGACTAACAATCATCTGAATTACATCGCCAACGATTTCACGTTGCATCCGAAAACTCGGTGCTTTGTCGTCGATGATTTCAACCGCGCAAACAAATTTGGTTACATCGTCACTCGGCATTATTCCGTCGTTCAAACAAAGACGCAGCAGGCAGACGGACTGTCGGTGAAACTCAGACCGCTTTATGTCGAAGGCTGTGTTCCGTTTGGTGATTTGTGCTTTGGACACACGTCTTATGACGATGCGATCGTTGCGGCGAGAAACGTCTTCATTACCGGAGAAGTTCAATCGCACAAATTCGACCCGCAAAGTTTCGATCGCGAGAATGGTCAGATCTTCGTTGTTAAATCGGAGAAAGCTGGCAATGTCTATGCGCTCGTGTCTGGCTGCATCGATAAGAACTTCGGCAGATTCATTTCGATGACCGGCATCATGGACAACTACGACAGACTCGAATTCGCGTATTCCAAACAGCGCGCTGTCGAACTCGACCAGCTCAAATTCTGTGCGGATTTCACGCTCGAAGCTATCGTGGATAATCGGTCGGCATTTGTGGTTACGGAACCGTCACAGCTCGGCGAACTTTTCACGGAAGAACGTCTCAAGAGCGCTTATGCGATTATCGAGGCTCACGAAACCAAGAAGGCTGAGAAAAAAGTGAAGAAAAAGAAAAGCGGTGAAGAAAATGGAGCAACAACAGAATGTCCCGCAAACGGAACCGATGACCTCGAAGACGATTGATATCGACAAACTCGTTGCAGAGTCCGAGCTGGAAGAATACAAACGCGTTCATCAATTCGCGGAAGAGCTCGACACAGCAATCGGCGAACTCGAAAAGAAATATGGTTTGACCCTTAAGAAAAACAAGATTCGGGTTAAGTCGGGAACCAACAAATGGGAAATTTCCTTGCGTAAATTTGTCACGTCGGCTTATTCCATTATGGAAATCGAACATCTCGACAAATCGAACAAACACCGCGAGATAATTGCTCTCAAGAAATAAACCGCGTCATGCGGAAAATCTTTGACCTGCTTTACAGCGGGTCTTTTTTTTCTCTTTTTAACGCCAGAGACAAACGAGTAATGTTATGGAGGTGATTCAGGTGATAAAGAAAGCTACACGAAAAGCTATGGAAGATTTGGTATATGCTGTATTCTCCAAAATGGATCCCACCGGAATGAATACCAAAAAATATAAGGAACTGTATTCGAAGATGAACGATAAGCAATTTGAGACGTATGTCTTAAATATGTTGAATGATCATCGTATGTTCCATATCCTGGATATCGAGACTTTCAAGTACGAGCCAACTATGGAAACCGTGGATGCCGCGGCAAAAGTTCTAGGTATTGGGTTGTATGAATACGTCGCATTTCCTCATATGTCTGAAGACCCAAAACATCCATTTATTACACCAAGACCTGTTCCTGTAGGTTTTGAACACATTAAACGACTTCAACAAATGAAGCGTAAGAAGAATTCGACTACTACAAGAATAGACCAGCGCGATATGAAAACTGACCAAGTTACCGGTCATGATAAAGCTGCAAGAACCTCAGATATGGAGAATTACGCTATGGCTACATATGGCGCTAAAGAAGCCATGAAAGAATTCATGTCTTTTAGAGCTGATGACACTGTGATGAAATCTGAAGCATATTCTCAAATCTACAAAAATGGTTATGTTGATATGAACGAATTGACCAATAATGTGAGTAATAAGAAAACTCTTAACACGTTGAATATTTATCTTCTTTCGATGGGATTATTATCTGACCTTGTTACTCCGGGTTATGTGATGAAAGACGTTTTGGATGAACGTGACAGATGAGTAATATTAATCAGAAAGAAGAGATTATCATGCGTGTGTTTATCAATCCCGGTCACAACCCAGATCATCCGACAGATCCAGATCCTGGTGCCGGAGCGTTTGGTGTTTGGGAAGCTGATATCGTAAAAGAGATCGCTCCAATGGTTGCCGATTATGTGACAAAAGTTGGTGCGCAAGTTGTAGGTATTTATCAGGGTGAGCCTAGAGATATTGTGTATGATGCAAATAATTCTGGTGCAGATTTGTTTGTTAGTTTACATTGTAATTCGGCTGATTCTTCTGCAGAAGGTACTGAGACCTTCTATTGCGAAGGTTCTAAACTTGGACGCAAATATGCCACTATTATGCAGAAACAACTCGTGAATTCTTGGGGAACTGTTGATAGAGGAGTCAAGGATGATACGCAATCAGCGGTTGGTTCACTGTATGTACTTCGTCATACAAGTATGCCTGCAATTCTTATCGAAATCGCTTTTATCAGTAACCCGAAAGAGAACGATTTCTTAGTAAATCACAAGGATGAAATTGCGCGAGCTATCGCACGTGGAATTACAGATATTGGATTGGAGATGTGAATCATGACACCTAATTACGATTCTCTTGGAAACATCACTAATATGGACATTCCGCATTACAACGTAATTACCGAAGATGATACTCTTGCTGTTCAACGTGCAAAGAAACATGTTCAAAGAGAACAGTTTGAAAGAGACAACAATTTGTCGGTAGTTACTGAGCAAGGTATGTTTGGTGAACTTGGGTTGGAAGATCCTAATGTCGTAGATGTTTCGAACAAACGCATTAACCGTTAATGAAAGACACCTGGAGAATGTCTCGCAAGACATTCTCTGTAAGTTCCATTTTTTAACCATTGACGATACAATAGATTATCCAATAGATAATCAAAAATTCTAAATGAGGTGATTTACAATGAAACTCAATGTTGGAATTCTGGGCATTGGTAACGCTGGTGGGCAGATTGCTTACTTAGCGAAGAAAAATGCAGATATTCCCGCAATTGCTGTCAATGTGTCGGAAGATGATAACGAGACTCTCAAAGGAGTAGTAACCACACTCGGTATTGGAAACGCTATGGGTTCTGGAAAGAATCGCGATAGAGCTAAAACCTTCGCGAAGAATCAAATTCGTAGCTTGATTTCAAACGAAGCGTTCGACTCTTTCATAAAGGAATCTCAAGTCGTCTTTGTCGTTTATTCGACTGGTGGCGGAACAGGTTCGGCTATTGGACCGATGATGACAGCAATCTTGAAATCTCATTACAAGGAACAAGACGAATCCGCTCGTATAAGATTTATCAACATAGGTATCCTTCCTTCACTGTCAGAAGCGCTTCAAGCACAGGAAAATACCATTGCGGCAATTCGTGAACTTACTTCGTACGATTCTGCGTTTACGTTCTATGACAATGAACGCTATTCGAATTATCCTGTGAATGAGATGATGGATAGAGTAAACCATGATGTCGTTGAGGATATAAAGGTTATTCGTGGCGATTATAACATTCTCTCGAAATATGACCAAATTGATTCTCAGGACATGCTGAATGTCATTTCGTTTGATGGATTCTTCCGCATCGCCAGCGCAGTTGGATTCCAAGAAAAAGATCTGGAGTCTGAAGGCATTGAAGAGAAACTGATTAAGAATCTCTCGTCCAGTTCTGGTTGTGAAATCGAGCGTGATAGAACTTGTGTCTGTATGGCTCCGATTGTAAATATTCGACCTGGAATTGCTAATGCCTTTAATCCCGCGCTTCCCAAGATGCACGAACTGTTTGGTAAGGCTCCGGTAGCATTCCAACACTACTACGTCATTGAAAACGATGAAAAAGACTTTCCTAATAGAGTCCACGTAATAATGACTGGTATGTCGATACCGGATGATAGACTTGCAAAAGTGGTTCAATGTATCGAAGAATACAAACAGGCGATGACGACACGTAAACCTAGTTCGATTTTGTCTAGCTATGGAGAAGTTCAGAACTTGGTTAAAGACGCTAACTCGGCGAAAGAAAGCGGTAGTCTCGAAGATTTACTTAACAAATTCTGATACCGTTTTCATTGATATATTATATTCGAGTGTAAGCCAATCAAAGATGCATTAAGGAGGCTGATAGTATGGCATACAAACTCATTACTCTTCGCCAGTACAAGAAAATGAACAAGGACGAAGGGTATAACACTTTCCTGCAGGAGCTTCCTGATTTGGTGAAATACTACTTCAGGAATCTCATCGTGGGGAAGGAAGAACTCGCGGTCTTGCACGAACGCATGGCGTCGCTCAAACATTACGCTCGGTACGTGAAACACGCGTGCAAAACCGAGGAGACCAACCCGTTCCCGGACGGCTTTTCGTTCATTCTCATCGAGTTCATTCAAAAGTTCTCGGAAAAGGCGGAGAATGTTGACGAAGATGACGACTTGCAAAAGGTTCTTGACATCTACTCCAAAGCGTTGGAAAAGATGTGTAAGAAAACGGCGAAGAACATTTCCAAGGAACTCGACATTCCAAAAAGCATCGCAATCGATCTCGCGGTAATTTATCCCGGTGATGCACTCAACAAACATAATGCGTGGGTGTTCAATCGCGAACTCGTTCGGCGTCTGTTTCAACTGCAGAAATTCTGTTGCGTGACTGAAACTGCGGCAGCATCTGACAAAACTGCGGACGGAAAGAAATCCGAAATCAAATCGGTCGATTCTCGTTACGAGGCGTTCGACTTCGCCAACAAAAAGCTCATCAAGAAACTCTTCAAAGGGTTCTTCGGTAAAGACGAAGATATTCTTGAGCGAGTCTATTCGAATTTGGCGCTTGAAAAAGTTGCGATCACGAAACACTACACGGAATCTCAGAAGAAACTGTGGGATACCATTTCGGAGTGGCTCGTTGAAGCGATCGAAAAACTGCCGATTAAGTCGGTTAAACGCATTCTGGATTTCTACATTCAGAAACGCAATCGCGACAATGATACCGACAGCAAACGCCGGCTGACGCTTAACGAACTCGAGTACGACGATGCGCCGAAACTTGTGACCCTCACGAACCCGGATAAATATTCCGTCAAGGCGCTGGAGAAGGCGGAAAAGAAGGGTAAGAAGAAGGACAAGAAAGACAAAAAGAAGAAAAAGAAGAAAGATAAGTAAGCACATCGAACTTGTCGGACTTTGTTAGGGTGGTGAAATTCCACCACCCTAAATTTTTTCTTAGAATCAATATAATTAAAGGAGAAATGACCAATGTTAGTTATTAACGGAAATCCTGAACTCTGGTCTATTGAGAAAATCAGCGGTTCTAGATTCATTATCAAAAACACACGTGCTGAAAATGTTAAAATGGTTGTTAACGACATTGATTATGCCGACAACCTTAAAGAAATCGGAAATGACGAAAAGGGAATCGTTGTGGAGGATATTTATCCTTGCAATCTCACAGTCAAATACGACAATAAAACTTTGATTCCGGAAGCTTATGGAATTGGGGAACGTAAGGGTAACAAAGCGTTTCTTGCGGCGGTCTCGATTGATATTCCCAAAGGCTACAGAATCACTTCAATTTTCAACACGAACGGACGAATTTACTCGAAAGATTTTGACCCGGAAGACCATCTCTATTTCATCGGAAACTTCGCTATGACCAAAAACGATAAGAAGAGTGGTATTCCGTGCGTTAATGTTACTGCGATCGATTACTCGAATCGTAAAATTATCGCGTATTCGATTAGATACGACGGTTCTAGTAGCAAAGTGAAAGTCTCGTCCAAACGTCTCAATTTCGAAGACATTCCGAAAAAGGGAGAGCGTGGTCACATCAAAACAGAAGATTATATTTCCAAATCTATCGAAAATGGAATTGAAGTCTTCCCGGTTTATAACCCGCCTTCTCCGACAAACGCGATCCTCATGAAGGGCGAAGATTCCACCGATCTGAAAGAAATCATTAAAGGTAAGAAGAATCGTTGGCGCAGAGTTCAAGACTACGAAATCGTCACTGGCATCAATGAAGAAATTCTGCGTAAAATGCATGACGAAGACGGTTACGAAGCCGTTACGGTTTACCTTGACGACGGACCGGTGAGTGTGCAAGACCTCAAAGATTCCATCTGGGCTAGTCGCCTGGGTGAAGACATCGCAAATCTCATCCTGAATATTTTTTCCACGATTTACTTGATCGGCAAGGATGGATCGATTTTGAAGGTTAAGTTGCACGGTTCAATTTTGAAATAGACCATTGCCATTTTACATAAAAGGCTGAATACAGCGGACACTTCGGTGTCCGCTTACATACGCATTTTTATTCTACATCACAGAGGACGATTGTGTAAACACTTTTAGGAGGTGTATATAATGGCTAAGAAGAAAACCGAAACTCCGAGCGAAGAAATGGTGTTCGCTGGAGATTTTCCGAGTTTAAATTCAGTTCTGTTGAAAAACGATAAACGCGGACTGTTTAAACAGTCCGCTGTTAGTATTGGCTACCCCACTGGGTTTTATCCTCTCGATTATCGTAACGGGTATATTACCAAGGTTTATGGTGCTAACGATGAGGTTATTCGCGAGTACAATAATATCGGCATTTTCGGCGGAACTTTTAACACGATTATCGGCAAAACAGGTACAGCCAAAACCACGCTTGCGGCACAGATGGCAGTCAATATTTCTAATTACTGCTGGAAGAATTATGGTATTCCGGCAGAAATTTATCACATCGATGCCGAACAAGCTTCGAACTATACTCGTATCAAAAATATCACAAATCTTCCTACCAATCATCTCAAGAATATCTATCATATCAATCAAGAATCCACTTTCATTGAAGATATTTATGATTCCATTGAGGAGATAGTGAAAGCGAAAGAGCAATACAAGGGTACGTTCATGGTTAATACCGGAATCTTGGATGAATTCGGTGATGAAATCAAAGTATTCGTTCCCACGATAATAATCATCGATTCACTTCCTTCTATTGCAACGAACGAGGGAAAAGACGGCGGGTTAAAGACTGGTACTTACGCGAATCGTCTCGCTAAGGCAATTAGTCGTTTCTACAAACAATGTATGCCGTTAGTCAAGAAGTATAATCTCATCGTTATCGTTATTAACCACATTAACGCGAAGATTGAAATTGGTCCGGTTCCGACAGCTCCTCAAACTATGTATCTTAAAATGGACGAATCGGTTCCGGGTGGAGCAGCCCCGCTGTATTACGCCCATAATCTTTTCAAGATAGTGTCTGAACAAAAACTTTACTTGGACAAAGACGATATGGTTGATGGATTCAGAGCACGTATTGAACTTCTGAAGTCGCGTTCTAACAAGGCGGGAAAATTCTGTAGATTGATTTATGACCAAGAAAGAGGATTTGATCCTTATCTCTCGCTTTATGATTATCTTAAAACAGATAAAGATGCGATCGGTGGAAGAAATCCTTCGAGGTTCATTAAAGGTTTAGAAGATATCAAGTTTGATGATAGAAATATGCGTTACGTAGTTGATACTAACGAGGAAGTCAGACGGGCATTGGTCACTATCGGAACGGCATTACTCAAGGAAGTTTTGAGCGACACGAAATTCACTGACACTACTCCTTCAGTCTCGGATATTCAAACCATTTACGAAAATCTCAACGAATCTTACTCAAACGATAAGGAATTTGTTGGAGAATAAGTGAAGTATATATTATTTACGAGAATACTTAAGAAAGGAGTCTGTTCTATGGATAATAACCAGGATAGCAAAAATCGCCGGTTGTATAAGACTGGAAACGACGTTGTCGATTATGCCACAGAGCTTGAAGCGCTTGAGCAAAAATTCCATGGCAGGGATGATCTCATCGGCATTACGGCGTTGACAGTGCCGGCATATATCTCATCGAATCGTGCTGTTATGGTCGCTTCACATCTGAAACAATTCAAGACCTTAAAGTACAAAGAGATTCCGAAGATGAGAACTAACTATGAGGATGTGGTGGGTGAAAACTCATCATATCTTCATAGGGCGAAAGCCGATTGTGAAGTTGTGGCGCGAATCGACAAATTCGATTTTGCGCCGATGACAGTCTATTATTTGATTCTGTATTCCGAAGCAGAAGATAAATACTTTATGGAAATCAAACGTCATGGTGTTGAGACTCAAGAGAGATTTGGTTTTCATATAAACAACGATAATATGGACTGTCTGCAAGTGGGGGATAAAATCCCGAAAGGTTACACATTATGGAAATCGAATTCGTATGATGACGATGATATGTACGGGTTCGGTAGAAACGCCAGATGTACGTGGATGATTGATAACTGGACTATCGAAGATGCCATCCGTATCAGAAAAGGATTCGCAGATATGTGCACGGCTTATGAAGAAGAAACCGTGGAGGTCACAGTTAACGATAACGATTATCTCATGAACATCTATGGAGACGGCGACGATTACAGAGGATTTCCAGATGTGGCTACAATGCTGAAGACGAATTTGGTTTGTGTGACAGCGAAGCGCAATAACAGTCAAGTTTTGTATGATATGAAAGAAGCGAATCTTCGAGAAATATCGAGTCTTGATAATCGCATTTATTATGCAAAATTTGAGCACAACGCGAGAGTTTGGGATATAGACATCTTCTGCAATAAAGACATCGAAGATATTCCCGATACAAAACAGAACGCACAACTCATTCGTTATCTGCTGAATCAGCGACGGTTTTACACGGAACTTCACGACATCTGCGAAAAGATTATCAAGAGTGGCTCGAAATATGATGACGACATTGGGTTCTGGTATAAACGCTCTGAACAGATGCTCGATCCTCATACTCTGTTTCGCAGAGATAACAGTTATCCGAACTTCTTCCGGATTAAGTTCAAAATCGAGCGTGAAGTCGAAATCGATATCGGTAATAAGATCGTTGGACGTTACGGAAATAAAGGTGTCGTATCGTTAATAGTTCCCGATGAAGAAATGCCGTTTACTATTGACGATGAAGGTAATCGAGTACCGTTGGACATTATCTTCAATACGCTGGGAATTCCGAATCGTCTGATTTCAATGCCATTATATGAAGTGGAGTTCACCGGCGCGGCTAATAAAATTCGCGAAATGGTTTCTAAGATGAAATCTCGTGCGGACAAAGAAAAATTGTTCTTCCACTTCATGTCGTTCTTTGATGATCGTGGTATGTACACGAAACTCCGTGCATATTATGACAAACTCGACGAAGCTGGCAAAATCGAATTCTGGGATAGTGTTCGTGATGATGGTATATTCATTCACATTCCACCGATGTGGGAAATTGAACCATTGTTCGACAGACTCAAGCGTCTTTATAAAGAAATCCCGGAATGTAATCCGATGACCGATGTTTACATTCAGAAATTTGGTCGGACGATTAAGATGATGAACAAGCTTGTTGTCGGTGAACAGTATGTGATGATTCTTAAGCAATCTTCTAAGAAAGGATTCTCAGCAAGGTCGCTTGGATTTGTCAATATGAAAGGATTACCGGACAAGACTGACAGGATGCGCAACAATCTTCAGATTTATTCTACGACTCCGATTAAGAACGGCATCGATGACTGTAACAATATGAATATTGGTGTCGCATCGGAAGAGATTGCAAAGATGCATCTTATGTATCGCAACAGTGTCATTGGGCGACGCGAATGGCGAAAACTCTTGGTAGATAACCCTCTTGATTTCGACGATTTTGAAATGGTTCCTGAGTTTACAAATCGTAACGTTGAGATATTGAACGCGTATTTGATGTGTAAAGGGCAAGGAATCGTCTTTCCTGGCGACACTGTTTACATAAGCGCAGATTCAGACGAAGTCGAAAATTTCCTGTACAAGAATGAGATTTATCTGTGTAAACCGGAAACTATGCGCGAGATTCTCATCAACGATTATTTCAGACCGAAGTTTGACGAAAAACTGATTGTTGGTGACGATGAATTCATTGAGAAGTGCTGGGAAGAATATAAAGAGCATCAGCTTAACAAGCGTCGTAAAGACATCGCGTACGTATACATTCATGACGGGATTATCTACGATTGAGAGGTGGATGAGATGATTCCTATTCCGAGTATTGCAGAGCAACTCAACGGAATGATTCGCGATTACTCCGATACCGGAAATGTCAAGATTCTCGATCAATTTCGTGGACTGTTGGATGAGTGCAAAATCGAGCTTAGTGCTGAACAGTACGAGTATTTCGACATGTGGCACGAAGAACAAATGAGAGAACTTTTGCAAGCCAAAAATTAAATTGCGTTTTGCGTATATATTATACGAGTGACTAGGATTGAAAGATTCTGGTCACTCGTATTAACCTTTTTGCCTTAGGGAGGAGATATAAAATGGGCAAAGAAGCATTTCTGGCTGATGAAGAGCTGACCGTCAATCCGAATGATGAACCGAGCGGCATCTTCGTTGGTATCGGAGGTCACAAGTCGACTCCGAAGAAAGAAAAGAAACACAAGAAACACGACGGCAAGCGCACCGTCACGGCGGACGAAATTTTCGACTTGTTGAGTAATGCACCTGACGACGTTATAGAACGTGTGAAAGCGGCGTTCGAACAACCGGCAAAAGATGAACCGGCAGCGGTGGTTACCGTTGAAAGCGGATCGAGATTTGAATTCGATGGCGAATACGTGAATGATAACGTCGCAATTGTCGAAATCATTGACGAAGAAGCCGAAAAGAGAAAGCATCTCGCACAAATTCGCAAAGTTCTGAAAGAACGTTATGACAGGAACATCGGAGCTAAAGCGAAAGCCGAAGAAGAATTGCACGAACCGACTCGAAAAAGCGTGTACATCAATGCACTCAATGCACAAAATGATTTTCTCTACCATGTGATGATGCAGACCGGCGATGACGAATGGTTGACGAAAATTAGTGCGAAAATCAAAGCAATCGGTGCCAGTTCACCCGGTGAGTTCATTGCGAACGCGGACGCATACGCGACTCAATTTGGATGCCCGAAAGATATGGACATTCTCATCGTGCGTCGCTACCTCACCGAATACTTCTACACAAAGCGCAAATTCGTCGAAGAAGTTCTCAAACACCCGGGCGAAGAATTCGAACAGAAGCTGAGCGTTTTCATGTTCAACGCGAAACAAAAACCGGAAGAACCGAAACCCGCACCTGAACCTGCACCTGAATCCGTGTCGGAAGTTCGTGGTCATTCAAATGCAAATGTTTTTCGCATTATAACGTCTGATGAAAATGAGTGGTCGGAACCGGTGAGACATTTCATTCGCGAATTGAGAATGTTCTACTAATTATAAGAAACATCCTTAGGTAAATCGATTTAACTAAGGATGTTTTTTTATCATTGAACCGACAAACCCCAAAGAAAGGTGATATAATGGACTCTACGATTTATGAAAAGCTGCGTTCCGCACTTGCTTCTAACAATCCAGTTGCGGTAAAGATGACTCTCGACACATTCGTCTATTCGTTCTATAAGTCAGTAATTGACACATATAGATTCGGAATTACATCGAAAGAATTCGTCGATAATTTGAAGATCGTACTGCAAGCACTCGATTTTGTTTACATCGCTGGCGAAGTATCGCCGTTAAGCGATTCCGAGTACGATGAACTTCATTCGATTTATAATGAATTGACTGAAGATGTCATCACAAACAAGTACGAGGTGACAGGAAAGAAATCGAAACATATTTATCCGCAGCTTAAAGGAACTTTGGAAAAGGTTCACTACATCAGAGAATCCGATAAGCCAATTTCCGCAATTAAGACTCATCGTTCGGTAGAATCTTGGCTGAAATCAGTTTTGGGAAAATTCGGTGATTTGTCTAAATTTACTGACGGTATCGATATTTCGTGTTATCTTAAGTATGACGGAATATCGGTTGTGTTCGCGTTCGAAAACCACAAGTTGATTTCAGCAATAACTCGAGGCGATAAAGATACCGGTGAAGGCAGAGATGTCACACAGAATTTCGCTTCTATCGATTTCTCGAATTGGTTGCCCGGAGGATTACAACCGTATTCAAGAATTGGAATCAAAACGGAAGTCTGTATGGATAAAGAAGCTTTCAAGAAATATTCAAAACGGTATAAAACAGAGAATCGCAAACTTAACGATGCACGTAGTGCGGCGAGCGGTCTGGTAAACGCGGATAACCTCGATAAGAAACTTCTGCAAGAATATCTGACGATTATTCCGTTAGAGTATGCCATAAAAGATGCATTCCTATTTCCGTATAATGCAGATTTGACAGCGCATATTCCGATGGATAAAATCTCTATGGATTATCTTCTGGAAACTGTCGAGAATCTTATGCGGGCGGTTACAACGCAGATAGAAAACTGTCCTGTTAATTGTGATGGCATCGTCATCCGATTTATGGATAAAAAGTCTCAGGAGATTCTTGGACGAGATGAAACTAATTGCGTTAACAAATTTGAAATCGCTTACAAGTTTCCTCCGGAAGAAAAGGAAACCACGCTTGTCAACGTCGAATTCCAAGTCGGTCTTCTCGGCAACATCACACCGGTTGCAAAAATTCGTCCGGTTAAGATGAAGAATCGAGTAATTAAATCTATTAGTCTCGGTTCGATTGACCGGATGGAATCTCTTAAACTTCGTATCGGCGATACCGTATTGGTTAAGTACGAAATCATTCCGTACATGACTAAAACAAGGGAAACCGAAGGCAATACGAATCCGGTTATAGAACGTCCGGAAATTTGTCCTTATTGCCATACAACACTAATAGAAAATCCGGTGTTGATGTGTGGTAACGAAAAATGTCCGTCTCGCATAATGGGCAGAATCGATAACTTTTGCGATAAGATGAACATCAAGGGTTTGGGTTCGTCTATTATCGAAGCGTTCTTTAACGCAGGCATCCTGAATTCGATTGAAGACTTGTATTCGTTGGATAAACACGAGAGTACAATAATCGAACTTGAAGGATTCGGTCCAGCGAAATTCAGAAACATCATCAAAGCAATCGATTCCGTCTCTCAAGTAACGATGTCGACATTACTCGGTTCTATCGGTATTAAGTCAATAGGTCGCTCAAAATTCGAAAAGATTTTGAATATATATTATATTCAAGACTTGATGGAAATGGTGGCGACATCCGAGGCCGATATAAAGAAGCTCGCGAAGGTCCCGGGAATTGGCGAAGCTACCGCCGTCAAAGTATTGCAGGGAATTCATGACAATGAAGAGTTAATTGATTTCCTGCTGTCGAAGTTAACCATCGTTGAAAAGAAAGGCGGTGAATACAATATTGTATTCAGCGGTATTCGCAATCGTGAATTGTCTCAGCATCTTGAAAAACTGGGTTTTGAAATAAAGGATTCGGTTAACAAAAAGACTAAGGCAGTTATCACGAAATCTGCTGATACAGTAACAGAAAAAACGAAGAAGGCTACCGAGTTGGGAATACCGGTAATCGACTTGGTGACAGCCTACAAAGTTTTCCGGTTTGTCAAATAGGAGGTAAAAACATTATGACAACAGAAGAAAAGAACCTTGCGTCGCAGATTATCGAGCGCGCGAACAAAGTCTTGCGCAGCAAGCAAATCAAATTGCCTGACGGTCAGGCAGCACGCGTTATCGAAGAAGTCACCGAAGCTTGCTTGGAGCAGTTCATCTGGGCGGCTAAGAAAATTGCGTCGGAAAACGGCGGTGAAGGCAGCATCTCGTTCCGTCAGTTGTTCGACATCACAATTAAGAATCGTGTCAGCGAAGAGGGCGAAAAAGACGGCAACCTCATGATTTCGTTCACGCCCGGTCCGCAAGCGAAACTTTTGGCCAAACAGGACGATATCAGCGAGGGCGAAGACGACTAAGCGATAATCGCGGCACGTTAACGAAACGACAAACATTGAGTGGGACAACCCCAAGAGATTCTTATGGTCCATCTACGACACAATCTCTTGGGGTTAAACCACCATTAAATTTTTTCAGGAAAGGAGTGTTTATATGAAGAAGTTTTTAAAGACTTTCCGCAACGAATATGCCGATGAAAATATCAACATGGCGCTCGCTCGGAGAGAATTAGAACCTCCTTTGTATGAGTTCGTTCTCGATGTTTTCGAATCTTTTGAGAAGACTGGTTATATGACTTTGATAGATTGGAAACATATTGAAGACGAATCCAAAATCGACGTTACGAAATTCAATGTCACACGCAAGAAAAAGAATAAAACGCGTAAAGACAAATATCGTATCGTCGACATCGACTACGACAGAGTGACGCTGTTGTGGATGTTGTTCAGAGTGGAAGTTAAAGGTGAAGTGGCGTATAAAGACGTGAATCTCTTGCTTCCGAAATATGATGATAATCACTTCCTGTGTCTTAAGGGTAAGAGCGTTTATCTTCTGTATCAACTCGTCAACAGTTCCACTTATGTCACAAAGAACAGTGTCACACTGAAAGGGCTTATGCCTCTCTGCATTAACCGTCAAACCGCAATAATAACGGACTCGGACGGTATCGAATACAAAGTGCCAAATTACAAGATTCTGAATTTCAACAAAGAATTCAATCCACTTCTGTTATTCTCGGCTAAGGTTGGGTTCTACGATGCTCTCAGCATGATGGAATGTTCACAGGTCATCAAAGTTGTTCCGATTGAAGAACCGGAAGAAGAAGGTTGGAAATATTTCATCATTCAGAATGTTATGACGAATAAGAAGATGAGAGACACACGAATCAAGTTGAAGGTGGCTGCCGAATTATTCCGCAAATACACTTATATGAAAGCGGTTACGGCGATGGCAGTTCAAGCACTTTCGGAATCTAAAAGACCGACTCAAGAGAAAATCGGCGACGCGGCATTCTGGTTGGACGAACTCGGATATATGTATACCGGTGACCGTTCTACCAGCAGGGACATCGGAAAATCCACACTGGTGTTCTTCGAACGTTTGGTGGATAAGACAAACAAGCGGATTCTTCGGATGTACGACTACAATAAGAAGAATGTCTATAATCTTACCGCTTCCATAATCCAAAACTTCGATGAATTCAAGAAGAAAGATAACAACGACATCAATAGTCGTCGGTTGAGGCTTAATGAATGCATCGGAGCCATTACGTCATTGCGCATGGGGAAATCGATCAATAGAATTCTGTCTAAAGGCGATAAGGTCACATTGGATGAAGTCTTGGGGGTTTTGAAAGTTGCACCAAACTTAATCTTCAGACTGTTGTACAAATCTCCGCTAGTGACATACAATGACATCGTCAATGATATGGATTTCTTCAATTCGTTCAAATTTACCATGAACAAACGCGTGGCTTATATGGGCGACCATATAAGAAAAACTGTCTAATTGCTGGGAAGTCTCATTGAGATAATCAGCAGCTAAGTTCCTAGTCTTGGGTATATAAACAAACAAGGAAGTGATTGTATTGTTCAAGGAACCAATTATGACTAACAAAGGGGAGTTCCCAAATTATAGAATAGATGAATATGGAAACGTCTATAGTAATAAACACGGGAACTGGATTAAATTGAGTCAGAAAATTACTAAGAAAGGGTACGCATCCATTGCGCTTAGGCGCAATGGAAAGAGTCACGAATTCAGAGTTCATCGATTAGTAATGATGAATTTCGGTGATTCTGACGACTTTACTCTGCAAGTAAACCATAAAGATGGAAATAAACTCAATAATCACATTTCAAACCTTGAATGGACAACTTCGCTTGAGAATGTACACCATGCTATCCGAACTGGATTGTGGAGACCTGATATGGCGAAACACGTTCCGAGATATGGATTAGATAATCCTAATGGAAGGCATTCTGATGAAAAGGTTAATAAAATTCTGGAAGAGATATTTTCAGGACGTTATACGACATATGAGATAGCTCGAAGGAATGAGTGTACACAATCTTTTGTGAGCGGAATAAAGCATGGAAGAGTCCGTAAACGTGAATTGGAAGAATATAAAAAGACCCATAAACTAGGAAAAAGTTCAACGACTATCGATAATCATTACGATAACACCGAGCCAGTATATGTTATTTGTGATGATGTGTAGAGTAGCTCCAAGCGGAGCGAAACGGCAGTGCACTCTATGAGTGTGTGATATAGTCTCAACTTCCGTAGTGATACGGAGCAGTTCATAAGAGAACGGTGTGAGAGTAGCGACTCACATGAAGGTAATTTGACGTGGACCGAATTCAATCGGCAAAAAAAGTGAACGAAAAATTACGGCGCGTGACAGAGGAGTTTCTATATCTTCTATAGGGAAAATCGATGTCGATGTCTGCAGCAGTTCATCGCCCGGCTTAGGTGGTTTGGTCAGTCCGTTTGCAAAGACTTACGGATTGCACTTTACACCTGATATGGAACCTCAAGACGGCATCTTCGAAATGGTTAAAGAATCGATGAAGTATGTCGATAAATCTCAACCTTACATCGAAATTCCTGATACGTACGAAGAGTTTATCAAGTTCAAGGAAGAATGGGCGAAAGATCTCAGCGAATTTGTGCGAATTTACCACTCCGATAATGACATCTGTTACGTCAGAATCGGTGACGAATTTGATGGCATATCGAATACATATATTATGTACTAGGAGGTGGTTAGATGACCGAACAAGAATATCAAGAATACGACAAGTTTCTGAACACGACTCGTTTTGATGTTCGCGAAATCATGGCGACAAAGAAACGTTTCCAAGAAGTCTTCGACCTGTTGTATGGATACATGAAAGCGGGATTTGAAGAAGAGCGTGTCCGGAAACATCAGCTTTTCTATGCGTTTGCCGAAACGGATGAGAAGATTTACAGCATGGAAATTCGGCATTTCATTGTCAATATGCTCTGTTGGTATCCTATGACACGGATGCATATTTCGGACAAATTGAACGAATCGTTTGTATTGGATTGCCATTGTCTGAGCAAGAAACAGATGATGAACTATTTCAACGAGAAAATCATCGAACCGTATCGTCGTGAAGTCTCGAGTGAAAAACTGAATCAGATCTTTGCAGATACGGTATACCGACTCGGGCAAATTTCGCTTGACTTCAATGAGATAATGGCAATCTCAATCAACATTCAGACGTTTATTGGGTTAGAAGAACAATCACCGGAGTTTTCTGATTTGATTCATACCAAGTTGGATACGACCATGCAACCTTCGGAAATTGAGTCCGTATTGCATGATAAAATGAATCGTCTGGTAAAGATAATGAAGGAAATTCCGAATTCTCTCCAACCGATACTGAATTGTGGGGAAGGAATAAAACACAAACAGCTTAGCGAATTGCTGGTATCCGGCGGATTGAAACCTGATATGGTCGGAAACACAATTCCTATTCCCATTGATTCAAACTTCTTAATTGGTGGCTTAAATTCGGTGAAGAACTTCTTTATCGATAAACAGGCAGGACGTAAGGCGGTTGTTGCAAACAAGACTCTTATGGGCAACGCAGGTCACTTTGCGGCTAAGATAATGAAAGTCACCAAAGACACGCGGCTCAACTTTGATGTGCAAGATTGCGGTACGCATCATCCGATAGAATATTTCGTGGCGGATGCGGATCACTTGCGTATAATCAATCGAAGCTACTATTCATTACCGGAATACCCGAGTCAGCTGAGAGTTGTTAATTTCAAGAATGATGGTTGGCTTATCGGAAAAATGATTCTCTTAAGAGTTCCGACGACATGTGGTCTTGATCACAATCGGGTTTGTCTGACTTGTTATGGGCAAATGTCGATGATAAACGATGACCCGATATTCGGACATGGTAGCTTCGCTTCGGCGATTTCGGCGAACAAACATCAACAAGACATGCTCTCAACGAAGCATCTTCAGACAACCAACTCGATTCAAGTGGAATTTCCGGAAATCTTCTACGAAATATTCACAATTGATTCGAGTATTATCTGTATTGACCCGGAACGAATCGAAGACCCGAAACGTTGGACAATCATCATCAACGACAATCGTTTGGTTGAGTTCGACCAAGAAGATTTCAATAGCCACACTTCTCAAATCATTCTGTACGACAACTACACATCTGAAGAGTACACGATTGAAGAAAAGAGTGGTAGCGAGATATTCCTGTATCAAGACATAATTGAAAAATTCTCGCATAAGAATAATCGAATCGAACTCGACATCGGCAAATTACAGGAAGAAGTTTTGCTCGGAGTTATAATCATCGAAAACAACGAGCTCACAAAACCTCTTAAGAACATGCAACGCTTATTGGACACGAAAGATCATTTCGGATGCTCGACGGTGGACGAATTGGTTAACAAGGCATCTGATTTGATCATTGAAGCGGATATGAACGTCATGCTGGTTCATGTATGTATGACGCTCAAGAATCTCATTCGGCGGGCGGATAACATTTACGAGTACCCGAGTTTCTCATCGTTCAAAGACCAGGACTATACCATTCTCAGGATTACAGATGCGCTGGTTAATAATCCGAGTTTGACCACGGGACTGTCTTCGCAGAATCTTCGGACGCAATTCTCGAATCCGGCGACTTACATGAAACACGGCAAGGCGTCAACCGATGTGTACTTCCGCAAATCGTTAACGTAACAAAGCGAAACGGGAGACGTGCTTTAGCAGTAAAGCACGTCTCTTTTGCTTTTTTTATCAAAACAGCAGACTAAAGTCTTTTAGGAGGATAATTATGAAAAAATTAATCGCTTATGGATTGATTGGAGGAATGGTCGTGGGTGCTATTTTAGCATTATTTCTCGACATCTTCGGGCACTTCTTCGTCAACGAACACAAGAGCAAGGAGTATGAAGATAGGCTGGTAACAAAGTTCATTGTCGAGACAAGACTTTCGTGGAATCAAATTCGTGAAGGTTTCTATAACAGCAGACAAATAGTTTATATTTCTCGTGAAGCCGAAATTGAGGAAGAGAAAACTCTTAATCGCGAATTGACGAAACTTAACAAACTCAAATCCGACCTCGATAAAGTCACATTGAATCTGACCGATGACAAACAGGCACAGATGGCACACAATGTCTTGATTCTTATCTCGAATGCGACAGACGAATTAAAAAGAGCTATTGAAACCGAGGATTCTGAGACTTTGGAGAAATGTATCGAAAATGCCAACAAGGAAATCGAATTGGCTAATGTGCAGTTTCTCAAAGTTGCTCAAGAAAACGGTTACGATATCAAACCTTTGGCCCATGTACGAAAGGAGTTGAATGAATGATGCCTACTACAAAGATTCCTGCTCCAGAGGAGGTTGAATTAAGACTCAACATTATGGAAGAGATCGATTACTACACAAAGATTCAACCTACCATGCAGTTGAAACACATCGTCAGTACCGTCTTGACCAGAGACATCATCATCGCATTTTTCAATGAGTTAAAAGAATCTACCGGTAACAAGATTTATCTGTCTTTTCCGGTTGATGAGAAATCCGACGTTGCCGATAAGCTGACAATCGACACGAACAAAATTTATGGTTCTGGAAGGATAGTCGACATCACCAAACGAGAAGTCGTTTTCATGTTTAAAATCATTCCAACTTACGCGAATCTTACAAAGAAGCTCAGCGTCCACATCAGAAACATCACTTGCGAGAGAAAGTATAACAAACAAGCGAAGATTTTGTTCGCAAGAGTTGTAGGGGTGGTGGAGAAATGAAACCGATACGAGTGACCTTAGATACCATTGATGAAGCCGAGCGTATTAACGCATTACAACAATTTAACTTTCCAGTTAGAGCATCTGATATTGAGGAATGTGTTAGACGTGGTGGAATCGTACTTGACGAATACGGTGACATTGCATTATCGAATCCATTCTCTAAAGATGTTAAATTCGGTAAATACAATTTGTTTCCGGGCATGATAATCTGTGGTGGGGAGATTGTTAACTTCGATAAAGATGACGAAGATAAACCAACGAAAGTTGGTATTGTAGTGATTGATTTCCATCCAAACCGCCGCTACGAACAACTCTTCAATCTTCCAATGATGAAGACGGTTCAAATCAGAATAATGGACTACAGTTACGTGCGAGATAATCGCGGAAACTTTACACGTATTAGACGTGCGCGTTTAGTTCCAACACCAGAAGAAATTCAAATAACTGAAATGCGTGAACTTAACAGAAATTTGCAACCGTCAGTTATGCAGATATAATGAATCAGATTACCGAGATGAAGCTATTAGCTTCATCTCGGCATTTTTTCTCCTTATAGCGAGCGGCACAAACCTCTAAGGGGAGGTGGTCGTATGGAAAAGCCACCAGTATGGCATCCTAATATTCTTGACGATATGATTGACCTGTTCATCGAAGTTATTCATCCAGAGATTGAATATGAAAATTATGGAGAGTGTATAGGTTCGTTCGTCGAGTACATGAAGGATTGCGATTTGTTAAACAAAATAGATATTTCCAGAGTGATAACGGAATGTGTCCATTATGTGTATAAAGAAGAGCCAGACGTACAGCTAAGGTATTACATAATTGAAGCTTTTCTGAATGCGGTACGCATCGGAGAACTTCCGTTGTTTTTATATCCTGAATCTTTCGCGAACGATATTAAGATTCTCATCGAAGATTTCAATTTATTAAGAGGGGGTTATTGAATGCAAGAAAAGAAACCCGCAATACTCAGACATGGATATATATCAATACCGGATTATAAATTCGGTGATTCTGTCGTATTGCAAAACTATTTGTCGGAATTTGATGAAATAAGCTTTAAACGCGAATATTATGGTCTTTCGTATGATCCAAACACGAAAGAACTCAGAGTTCCTATGGGAGTCGGGATAAATATGATAGCAAATATGCTTAATCGTAAACCCGAAGTCGATTACTCTGTGGATTCTCAACGCCCTGTAGATATCAATCTTAAGGTAATGCCGAGAGATGGGTTGCAAGAACAAATCATCACAGACATCGTTTTGCGTAACAGAAAATACTCCCAGAGTTGTATCGTGGCAGGTACTGGAGTAGGTAAGACTTATTGCGCTATTGCTTGCTCATCGTTTTTCAAGAATGCGGTTATGGTCATATCTCATTCGTCAAAACTTCGCACTCATTGGCGTAAGAAGATTACCGAGTATACAGACCTTGAGAAAGACGATATAATGGTGATGGATAGTTCGAAAAAGATTATCAAAGTTATCGAAGAAGAATCGTGGGAAGATTACAAGATTTTCACCACAACACATCAGATTCTCTATAGTCTCGCTAAACAAAAAGGGTGGAATTACATAAGCGAACTTTTCGATAAATTTGGTATTGGGTTTACAATAATCGACGAGGTGCATCGACAATTCCGAAATACCGTGAGAATTCTTACCCATACGAACAGCAAGAAATATTTGCTGTTAACAGCCACTTTCAAACAATCGGCTAGAGCACAGAATCGTATCTTCCAGCTCTGTTTCAAAAACGTTCCCAAATTTATCCAAGACGATATAATCAATGGTAAGTCTCAGAAACACATCACAGGTTACGTTGTCGAATATAACTCGCGTCCATCAGTTGAAACGCAACTTGATTGTGAAGTTCGCGGATTGTTCAACACGGTGTATTACGATAATTACTTGGTTACTTACGACCCATTGTTTTATGAAGTTTTCGATAAATATGTTTTGATGTGTATTAACGGAGTCAAACCGTTTAAAGGCAAAGGTCTCGTATTCTGTGGTTCTATCAATGCGTGCGAAGTATTAGCAAAAAGAACTTTTACATTGATTAACGACTCCAATACTATTATCGGTATATACCATTCCAAGGTAAACATCAGCAGCAAAGAAAAAGAAGATGTGTTGAAAAATGCTGATATAGTATTCACTACATCTGGGTCTCTCGGAGAAGGTGCAGACATTGAAGGTTTACATTACATCATCGATATTGAAGCTTTCAGGTCATCAATACTCAGTGAACAAATTCCCGGAAGACTTCGCAATTTGAATGATGGTCATAAGTTTAACTATTTCAAGATAGCGAATGTTGGATTTAAACGCGTGGCATCTCAACTTACCGAATGTAGTCGTACGTGGAAAAAGAATTTCGGTACGATACAATTTCGCGAAGGTATTTCCAAGGCAAAAGAATAATGCTCACAATTCAATAAACTAAAAACAGAAAGGAGTGTGGCATGTATGAACATCCAACGTGGTAAATCAGTGCAACTCGGAGCAACATACGTCTTGAAGTTGCTGGATTCCATAATGATTCTCTTTACTAAAAATTCGAACTACCGTTGGCGTGGATTGCATAATAGCATCGATACTTTCAGCGTAAATGACGTTGTATTGTATATCGACGCTAATAATGTTCCGCATTTAGTGTACGCAACTGTTGCTAACAGTGGTGTGTTCGATTCGTCTAAATGGGAACCGCTTGTGATTAAGACAGGTAGCGGTGAAGAAGAATTAGCTGGAATTGAAGCTGAAATTCAAGCAACAGATAATCAACTTATGACTTTAATCCGCGCACTTACAGGTTCTGATTCATACAAAGGCACTTTCAATCCTGATGTGACATACAGCAAAAACGATATAGTTACGACTGTATTCAATGGTGTCACAATTATGGTGAGAGCCAATGAAGCTATTGATTTGGGCCCATTCGACTTAACTCAGTGGTCGATTCTTAAATTGATGACTGAAAATGAGGTTCAAGAATTAAGCGGTGGAGTCACATCGTCTACTGTTGCACCGTCTTATGAAATCACACTTCCTGCCAAAGGATGGGTAGATGACACAACTCATATGGGATATATGAAGAGGCTCGACTTGCCTAATGAACATATTGAAGAGAGTTATATTCCGTGCGTCATTTATCATTTCGACTCATTGCCCACCGTTAAAACGATGGTAATGTGTCCCGTCATTTCGACAGAAGATGGAATGTTACATTTCTATTCGTTAAAATCTCCGGAAGAAGAAATAAAAGCGACCATGGTTCTGATTGGAATGTCGGCTGATGTCATTGCGTCAAATGTTCAGAAAGCGTCTAAAACTCGCGTTGGTGGCGTTATCGTTGGCGACGGTCTTAAGATTGACGATAATGGTACATTATCTGTAGATGAAACGAAAGTCATTATCGCTGCTTCTGACGAAGAAGCTCAAGATGTTATCAATAAGTCACTCGGTCTTTAAGGTCAACATAATAAGTAATATACCTTTTAACGGGTGAGACTTACCCGTAAAGGATAAACTAATTTGTAGGAGGAATCTATCATGGCTATTGAGACAAAATACAAACTCACTAACCTTGAACAACTCGGTCTTCTCGGTACTGCGGTGAAGGGTATCACCGATGCACTTCGCACCGATATTGATGCGTCTGTTAAATCGCTCGTTGTTAACGGTAATACCGTCGAGTTGTATACTGGCGCTAATGGTACTGGTACAAAAGCCGGCGAATTTAACTTCCCGAAAGAATTGTTCCTTGATGCTGCAGGCACGACATTCGTCCCGAGCTTTACGTGGAACAGTGCTACTTATCCGGGTTCGACCGATCCTAGCCTTAACGGTAAACCGGTTATCGTTCTCGCAGTTCGTACCACCACTGATTATCAGCGTTCTGGTGCTGCTGGCGACACGATTAACTACAGCTTCATCGATGTTAGCTCGCTTGTTGATACTTACACTGTCAACGCAGCTAACGGCGATACTGTTAGTTCGAAGGTTTTGACCATTAATGGCTACACGGTCAAATTCAATATCAGTGCAAAAGCTGGTAACGGTCTTGTTGCTGAAAATGACGGTCTTTATGTCGACACTGCAAGCAAAGCCGACAAAGTTACGGGCGCTACAGCTGGTAACGTCGCTGGTCTTGATGCGAACGGTAACCTTACCGACAGTGGCATTGCAGCTTCTGATGTTCTGCTTGCGAGCGAATATCTTGCTACAAACGCGGAAGCGACAAACGTCATTAATACTGCTCTCGGCATTGGTGGCTAATCGATTCTACAAACTAAGCGAATCGGCGAACTCGTCGTACTCGCTACAATAGACGCATATTAGCGAGGAAGAGTTTATTCTTCCTCGCTTTGCGCCGATTATTTTCTATTAAGGAGGTATTTAGCATGGCAAAGACCATAAACGAAAAACTCCCCAATATGAAACAATTTGGGGACGGGCTCACTGCAGTTCAAAATATGATTGCTGGAGTTGCCTCTGCTGTAGCAGGTAGTTTTGAAGAAGTATATGAAAATCTCGCGGGCAAAGCTATTTCTGGTACACTCACCGCATCTTCTGGTAACTGGCTTTTGGACACTACTGTAAATGATGCACACCCCTTCATCTACTACAACGATGTGTTGGTTGACAATGTTGATTCTGGTGACAGAGCAGACGTTACTTTCTGGCTTGACGATTATGAAGTTATTAAAGAAGCTGGGGTGTGTAATATCATTGAAACTCTTGATCCTACGGTATCAGGAGCTCAAGGACGCATAAGATTAAGAAGTAAAAACATTCCTACAACGAATATAAGAGCTAATTATTGGATTGAAACACCCTCTACGTCATAAGTCAATCATTAGCTTAATAAATACCAAAGGAGGAATTCTAAATGGGCTTGGGTTATGGAATCATTCCAGGGATTGCAACCGCCACCGCTGATGGATCAGAAGGAACAGTTGTAATCATGTCGATTCCCTATCAGTCTAACACACTGACTTATAAAAAGGGAATCACTCAAGAACCCGAATGGGCTAATTGGGACAATCAACACCTTGCTCTCACTGGCGTAACGCAAGGCGAAAATGCCAGTGAGTACATTGCTATTTTCACTCCGAAAACCGGATGTAAATGGCTCGACGGCTCAACCGATCCCAAGCAAGCTGTCTGGGTTATCAATCGTGCCACGATTTCCGATAATTTCGTTCAGAGTGCAGCAATCTCTTACGATGGTAATGAACATGCTGTATCTCTGACCAATTTCGATTCTACAACCGCTTCCATTTCTGGAAATACTGCGACTACTGCGGGAATTCACACTGCTGTTGTAACTCCGGACTCCAACCATTGTTGGTCTAACGGAACTTACGGCGCAATCAATGTTGAATGGACTATCGACCCCGAAGAAGTTGCGGTTCCGTCGGTTACGAATCTCAATTTTACTTACGTTAGCGGAACTTCACAAGGTCCGACTATCGGCTCGTACGATTCTTCGAAAATCACTGTAACTGGAAGCAGATACACCAATGCCGGTGATTA